CGAGTATCAAGGAGAGATCGCGATTGTTGACTACAAGACTTCTAGTAGGATCAAGTCAGCTGATGAGATAGGTGACTATTGGGTACAATGTGCAGCTTACGCGATCATGCACAATGAGATGTTTGGTACTAACATTGAAAAGATGGTCATTCTCATGGGAGTCGAGAACAAACTGCCGCTTGTTTTCAAGAAAACTATCACCGAAGATCTAGTTGAACAGCTTTTCAATCGTGTCACCCAATTTTACGCAAAGCTGTAAATAGGTAGATGAACTTAAACTTCAAACATTTCCTCAACGAGGGTGATCCTACAGATGCAGAGCATCGCCGTGAACTTACAGAAGGTAAGTTCCTAGAGCTGCTGAGAGAGAAGGCGAAGAATGCGCACTTGATCGCGCAACACACTCCCTTCTTCAGGCAAGACACCGGTCCAGATATGATGTTGGTCACCCCGGCAGCCAAGGAAGAACGCTCTAAGTTCTGGGTTGACAAGCTCATCAAGGAGATGCCGTCTTGGAACCGGATGCCTAGTCGCTCTCGTTTCATCAAGGCTTATACTAACTTTGATCGCACCTTTGGTGGAGATGATGTCTACGTTCTGATCCCTCTTGACGGAACACGAGTAGGTGTAGCTCCGGGTGCTTCATTCTACCGCAGCTTCAAGGGCCTTCACAAGAATCTCGGATTTGATCGGGTTGATAATAAGACTTTCACTGACTGGCTAGACACCGTCCAGAACAGTTTTGCTCAGTTGACCGATACGAAGATCAAGAAGTATAAGCCGAAAACCTTCGGTGAGTTCAGGACAGCTTTGAAGCAGATCGACAAGATCATCGGTGAAGATCGTCATAAGCTTGAGAAGAACCTCTCGATCGGTGAGAGTATCTCAAATGAAGATGCCAAGATCATCAAAGATCTGCTGTCTCGTCACATCTCTTCAACTGAAAGATATCTGGCTGAGAAACTTGAGCCTGAAGCCAACGGATTCCACTCTGTTCGCATTGAATCATTCTCACGCGGTACCGGAGACCATGAAGTGTGGATAGATTTCCCGGCACTTTTGATAAAGCGTACAGCTTACATAAATTTACACAAACGAGGGTCATTATGAGCTTTAAGAAATTCCTAGACGAAGGTTACAGTAAGAAAATTAAGATTCAAGAAGGTGATTTTACTGGTCAAATTGGAAAGATCGTCTTTAGTAAAGAAGCACATAGCGAACGTCGATACTATGTTGTTGAGCTTGATCACCCCGTTAAAGGTGTAGAAGTAGTCATCGTTTTCAACGGTGAATTTGATTACGAATAGGATACGTGATGACCATCAAAAAAGTGCTGCTTGTAACAGCAGAACCTTCTAACTTTGTACCAGTAGAACTTCAAAAAGAAGCAGAGAAACTAGGTCTCAAAGCAGAGATCCTCGACATCTCTAAGACCGTTCTCTGTGAAGAACTTGAAGGTGACTCACCTGAAAACTTCAAGCTGAAGAGCGCAGTCTATTCCGTAGACGTTGAAAAGGGTACTCTTACCGAAGTCAAGGTTGACACCGAGACAGCTGTCATTCCTCGATTGAACGAGTACAACATGCTAGTAAAGATCGGCATCTTGAAGCGTCTCGAAAAACAGGGCGCAAAATTGTTGAACTCTCCAGAGTCAATGGAGCTGTGCAATGATAAGCTGATGACTCAGATCGTTCTGAACTCGGCAGGAATCAAGTCACCCTACAGCGTGATGATTCAAGGTCTTGACGAGATCGAGACTGTCGTTGCTAAGCTTGAAGAAGAAAAGAAGATTAAGTACCCGTTCGTCATCAAGACACTACGAGGTACTCACGGCATCGGGGTCATGAAGGTAGACAGCCGATCATCTCTCGTCTCTGTTTGTCAGTTGCTTGCCAAGGAAGGCCTTGACTTCATGCTGCAAGAGTTCTGCAAACATGAGCGTTCAGCACGAATCATCATGATCGGTACCGAGATGCTCGCAGCAAACCTTCGTGGTCAACCGAAAGAGAAAGACGAGTTTCGCACCAACTCTCACCTAGGCTCTGAAACTGAGATCTACAAACCATCAGACGATGAGCTGAACGTGGCTCGACAGATCGTAGAGCTCTTTGGCTGTAACTTCTGTGCGATCGACTACCTGATCACGGAAGATAAAAAGATCATCGTCTTGGAAGTCAACGGTTCTCCTGGTCTTGAAGCAATTCAGAAGAATTGGCCTGACAAGAATCTCCCGAAGACCGTCATTGAGTACATTATGGGTACTGAATCAGCTGAAGTTCCACCGGAAGACGTCGAAGATCAGGTTAAGGACGAAGCTCCTCCTCAAGTTCCTGCACCTACTCAAGACACAATCGGCGAGACCGAGATCGTCGCAATCAATCGCATTACCAGTGACGTGGAAGCTCGCATCGACACCGGTGCAAAGTTCTGCTCCTTACACGTCGACCACGTTGAGATGCTCGAGAACACTGTCCGCTTTACTCGTGGTGACGTGACATACCAAGTACCTGTCTTTAAGACAGTGAAGATCCGAAACGCGATGACGGTGAACGGTGAAGCTCCACGTCGTCCAGTCGTTCGTCTCGATCTTGTCATGCGTAACACTCGCCTCAATCAAATTGAGTTTACGCTCAACGATCGCTCTAACATGAAGTATGAAGTACTCATCGGTCGCAATGCTCTCCAAGCTCTAGGTCTTCCAGTTATCGTTCATACCGACGATGACAAAGTTCAGCACGATGCTCCGGAAAGTGATGTCGAAGAGTATGAGGAAGAAGAGTAAATAGATGCAGTTGCATTAACTTAACACTAAACACTATATGACAATCAAATCCCCATTTTTAGTTTACCAGAATTTTCTTAGCTCAACAGATTGTGATCAACTTGCACAGACAGTCAGAGTTGAGCTCTTAAAGAATGACGAGGGGGTTCTTCAACCTGTCAATCGGTTTCATGAAGAAGCCGAACTTGAAATCTTTGACAAGTTTCAACATCTAATCCCAGAAATTGAAGAACACTTTGGGGTAAAGTATCGAGGTACTGAGCACCTAGTGTTCCAACAATTTCCAGTCTCTAACCAAAATGCAGAAGAACCTCACTGTGAAAATGCAGTATTCAAGAGGAAGAAGTGGCTGCGTGTTAAAGATCGTGATCTTACTGGTATTCTTTGGCTGAAAGATTATCAAGAATCTCCACCGTTCAACATACAAACTCAAGTTCTCGGTGGGAAGTTAGAATTTCCAGTCTACAACTTTGGTTTCCAACCACAGAAGGGGACGTTAATCGTATATCCTTCATGTGAACGTTTCATCTCTCTCACTACTCCGATTCTCGTTGGAGAACTTCAATGCGTAAGATTCCACATCTGTGGTGAAGGATTCTGGTTGTATGATCCTGAAAAGTTCAAGGGCGACTTTAGGACGTGGTTTTCAGACATCGTTTGATGTTCCCAATAACTTGAGCGCAAATAGCAAGGGAGATGAAATTCATCTCCCTTTTTCTTTAAGTAGTAGTTCTTTTAACTAGTAAGATCTTACTGAGATTCATCTACTGAGGGCTTCGTTCCGCTAGATTTCCGTGATGCGATGCGATCATACACGAAAGCTGCAATGTAAGCAGAGAACAACCACTCGGAAAGGTTGCCGTTCAGAGTCGAGAAGATGATGACCCAAGAGCTGAGAGCGAATGCAAGATTCAATCTCATCTGACTTCCGCCAATTTTTCCAGATTGATCTACGAACAGATCGCTCAAGTCAATCTTACTACTTGGATCTCTATGAGCCAACAGAAAAAGAATTAGCACGACAGCGATCAACAGTAGAGAGAATACCTTTCCCGCCATTGTAGCTGTCATGTCTGCAAAGATAAGTGAAATTTGATCAAACATAGTTACCCTTTACAAAAGATTAAATACCGCCAATGCCGGCCAACTGAACATAATATGCCAGATACACTACCTGTCCATGACCTCGTCAGAAGATTATTATTCCGAAACCCTTCAACGTAGAATCAGGAACGAGTTGAGCAGCTGCGTCTAGATTCTGTACACCTGCCTCAAATCGGTCTATGTACATCGTTGACCCTGATATTTCGTATTCGTAAACTCCAAGAACTCCGACTATGTTGTAGGCATGGCAAACTCCGCTCATTGGCTTTGTCGGGAAAATTGAAAAAGGTAGGGTTACACTAAGTCTGCCTCCAGGAATGCTTGTAGTTCCTACAACGAACGAGAATTGGAACTCCAGAACGTTGCCTACGATCTGCCAATAGAAGTAACTAAATCCAGTATTCATCGTTACACTGCCGCTTCCACATGCGAGCGAAAGTGTTTCGCTGAACTTTGGGTATCTACCAAACCCTCCTCGGTAACCATTTAACAAGGCATCCAAGAACTGAGCAGGCGTCATATCAAGGTAAAGGAGGTCTGACCTATTTTGGTTGTACATGAAACCGATTCCCAATCTGTGTGATTTCGTGGTGCCGAAATCCACAAAGTCCGGATCAGCTGTATGCATACCTTGATATTTGACCTGGAAATATGGCGACTCTGTATAGCTTTCTGGTAATGCCCAATTTGAAGTAACAAGTACAGTTGCTGCGCGAATCTCCCATAACGTACGGTCTTGGACGTTGATAGAGCCATGCAGCATAACTAAGTAGTTATCAATAAGTACAGGATTAGGCTGACCACCTCCTCTTATAACATGCGATGCCGTTCTGTGGGTATCAAAATTGATTACATCCCCGGAAAACGTTCCATACGAATAAGCAATCCCAACGTCAGATTGGTCTCCAGCAGCTCCACATTCAACCCACAAATGCCACGTATCACCAGAGACATAGACGCCTGTATTCCACGTATGGTAATAAATTGATCCAATCGCACCACCAGATAGTACGGGATTACCACCATTTATTACTGTCCAGTTGAGCTTGTTTATGCTCTTCTTCAACCCTATTTGGCCATCCGCGGCACGTTGGTATGTCTGATAATAGATACTTCCCACTTTGAAAACATATCCAAATCTTGCATCAGCATCATCTGTAGCAGCTAGAGCACCAACGCTAGTACATCTCGTATCGGTCATCTCACCATAGGACAAATTCACGCCATTGAATACGAATGTTTCAATCGTACTTCCATTAACTATCCTTGTCGTTTCTGCTCCTACCTCGTAGCAAGGGAACACCGGCCACTCCGGCTTTGGAAACATCAAAGCAGCGACCAGGCTCGCATGATTCACCGTTGGAACTTCCTTCCAAGTCGGTGAAGAAGACATCGCAGTACCTGTTCCAGATCCTACACCAGTTGCAACAAAAGTCATCCCAATGCTATTACCTACAGCACCGATTAGAGTAAAATCAGTAGTTCCGACACTAGAAATCGTGTATGTTTGACCTATCACGAAAGATCCAGCAGCAACAGAATTCTGTGAATATAGATTCAAGTTGCCGCCGAGAGAGTTGTACCAAGTCTGTCCGATTGTTGGTGCTAGCGGTTCTATCTTATCAGCAAAATTTTCCGTTACCCGCAGCATGTTTTCCTGGATCAATCTACCCCAATCTACAGATCCACGCCCTGAAAGAGATAAAGATGTCGAAGTTGAATCTATCGCAGTTTCAGAAACTGTAAGTGAAGGTTTAAATGCTGTGGTTGCAGTTCCAGAACCACAATTTCCAGTTACGGTACCAGTTCCAGTTCCAACCGCAGAAGCAACAAATTGTTGGCCAAACGCAGATCCTGTAGTCCCAGCAGTAGGGTCAGTTCCAACGAAGGATGCAGTAAAGATAGTTCCAACAGTATTGCTGGAGGCCCCGATCAATGTAAAATTTGTAGTACCGACGGTAGAGATGATGTACGTATTTCCACTAATGAAGTTACCAGCATTAGTAAGCAGTGCACCCACAGTAGAAAAAACGGTAGAACCCAACGTCAAGATCTTATAAGCTTTTCCAATGATCAATGACGTTGGAGTGATCGTATTGTTGTTTGCTATGAAGGTAGTGCCAACATTGTTGTTCACAGACCCAAAAGAAGTGAAATCGGTATTGCCAGAAGTCGTAATGATGTATTGGGTACCTGGATCAAACAAGCCTGTAACTATTTGAGTACTTGACCACCGTAAGATATAGTCAGCCATTATCTTCCTTTACACTTTCTTTGCTTTAATACACTTCAACATATACATGCCTGCCGGCATATTGTCAACTTGACTAGTACCCACTCGGCCGTGTGCATCAATGTATCCTGAAGTATTTTGTGTAGAATCACCGACCCAACATGGAGTTGATGATCCAGATTGGGCTGCTAAAGATGCTCTCCAACCGTAAGTGTGGTGGTGTTCCATCAGCATTCCGTGAGAAGATGATCCTACAGGTGCGCCTCCACCAGCGTTTGCAGCGATAGATGGAAAACCAGTCGGAAACCAAGGAATTCCAAAAGTTTGTCCAGCGACACCACCATAAGTGTACCCTAACGCCGCAAATAAATCTGGATATTGAGAGATTTGTAACAACTGAGGGGGTGAAACAGACCCAGCAGAAGCAGGGCACACAAGATAAGTTGTATCTGGTGCATTAGGCCCGGCAAAATCGATCACAGTTCCAACAGGAACTAAATTGCTGTTAGCGATGATCGGAGCATAAAGAGAATTTGCCTGAGTAAGATTGATCGCGTGGGTTCCAACCGTTGCTGTAGCAACGTTGAAAGTTTGAGTGCTGAGACCAGCCAACTTTGCATATCGGGTATCAGTTTGACTTTGAGTAACCGAAACGACGTAGGCTGCATTGTCATTGAGCACATAAACATAAGAAACTATCTGTCCAGCTAGAAGATCACCGTTAACTAACGCTCCTCCATTGGGGTTTCTTAGTGGAACAGCTCCACCTCCAACATTGATAGTACATGCACCGGTATTTGCGTGACTTACCTTGAACGATCCGGTAAAGTTATTGGCATATGAAGCGATCGTTGGGTTTAGCACAACGATGTAAGCATTCGCTATGCTTCCAGGTTGTTCTACTGAATAGTTTCCTTGAACTTGAGTAGTAAAGGCCAAGCGATTCCAAGAACCAGCTCCAGCTGAATCATATACGTTAAAGAAGTGATTTGTAGTGTCAAACCACGTATCTCCAGAATAAGACGGGGGAGATGGGGGAGAAGAAGAATCAACGCGACGATATGCAAGCTCGGCCCAACCAACAGCTGTGTTGATGTTTAGATGCTTTGTTGCAGCATTATACCACAGCTGACCGAGAGTTGCATACTGTGGTGCAGTGCCGTTTGATGCAAAGTTTTCTAACATGTGCATCAAATCTTCTTGAAGAGGAAATCCCCAGTTAACAGCTCCCTTTCCTGTTAACGTGATAGAAAGCGCGTTTGAACTGATCACGTTGTTTGCTAACGTGATCGGGGTTGGCTTCAGTGAAGAATCACTCCATGTCAAAATGTAGGTCATCAGGTTTCCTTATCTACGAGCTGCAGTCGTCAAAGATTTTATCTCGTAGTTGAGAGCTTTAGGTTCAACTCTGGCTTGTCCAAGATCATATTCATTGACGATCTCCTCGTGAACACCAGCAAACACAAAAGTTCCCTTGTTTCCATTCTTAAGAATTTCTATCAGCTTGTAGCCTTGCACTTTTAGATAGGCTGCTAGTACGATGTCGGTTGTTGAAAATTCATCCATTTATTTCATCCCAAAATTTAAGAAACGCTGATCGTCAAGGTATAGATGATGAGAAAAGCGCGGTTAGCAGTTTTTTCAAATGGTGAAAACACTAAGTGCGTCAACAAAGAACCATCTGCAGCTTTTAATCCAATCTCATCAAATGTAAACAGAGAGTTAGGATTTGTAGTGACGTTGTCAGTTACTGCCTGTCCAGCCGGCTCATTAGCATTCAATTGAGCCGTTACGGTCACGATTGAAGTGATAGCTGGACTAGGAGAAGCTGAATAAATGACAGAATTAGTTGACGGGGTGCCGGTAACCTGATCATCAACTTGAACAGAGTAAGTTTGATTGTATAGAGCAGACACACCAACGGTATTTGGCGGGCGAAACACTATTTGATTGCTTGAGTTAAAGAAAGTTCCACCATTTCCAAAGCACAACTGAAGAATGCCTGGGGATGTTGCAGTATCGCGAGAGATAGCTTTCGCGATCATCATCGCCATATTCTGTGGATGAACAGCGTTCTTAGTATCACGCAAAAGTTCTCTTGTTTCATGATCAAAGATCTGTACTCGTCCCTCAACTTCAATTTCAAATTTTTCTCTCATCTTGTACCTTTCATATTTCTATTTATGTAGATGGTTCTCAATTTTAAGGAGTAAGAGGAACTGTTTCTATTCTCGAAACAGTTCCTGACCCAAATGGGTTTCCATCTAATAAAGCCAAAAACATCACTCCTACCGTGTTTGATGGGGCGCCGATTGCCGTAAAATCAGAGAACCCGACAGAGTTGATAACGTAAGTATTTCCGGCCACGATTCCACCTTCAGTGATAGAATCATAGGTCACGTAGAGCTTCACATCTTCAGTGATAGCAGTTCTAACCGATGGGTTGTATTGATCAGCCTTTTCTACTTTGAATTCTACGTATGTATAACGAGGAGGAATCGTGTCAAATATGAACTTGTAACTTCCGTCAGAAGTTTTACTAACGATCCCAAACTGATTGAATCGAACCGGTGAGTGTATCGGTGGAACTGGATCAGACACAACTCCATGTTCGGTAACAGAGTCAAGATTTGGGAAGAATTCTTCTGCTCCGTATCCATCCCCAGTGCCGAGCAGTGACTCATCATATGTGTAGTAGCTATTCACATCTTGTTGAATGTCGTAGGAGACATAAGCTACATTATCACTAACGTAATAGTTTACCCAGGTTCGATCTAACGTAAAAGACAGCTCTCCATCACCATACGGTACTTTGAAGTAAGCTTTGGTCGTGGTTGAGCTTAGGGGAGAAGTTTTCTGTACTTGAAAAGTCCACGGACCGATGGCTGTTAAGGTCCATACAGTTCCAGCAGATGCTGTCGTGATGACGTTCGTTAGTTGAGCCTTGTGAGTGAGAGGGTCTGCGTTATTGAACTGAACACTACAGGTGACACTAGGGACTACCGAGCCAGATCCAACAAGAATGTTTCCATTTGCAGATGCAGTAAAAGATGTTCCTGGTAGATTATCGTTAGCTCCGATCATCGTCAAGTCAGCAGTGTCAGCCGAGATGATGATGTAAGAAAAACCAGCAAGAATCTCTTTGGTAGACATTCTCAAATTTGTCATAGAAGCAGGAGCAGCAGCACCAGTCCCTGCACCTATTCCGGTAGCAGTAAAAGTCAATCCAACGGTATTCGATGCCGCTCCAATTTGGGTAAAGTCAGTAGTTCCAACCGTCATGATCGTATATCCCAAACCTATAACAAGTGAACCTGCACTAACAAAACCTGGAGTTGAAACGGATGTTACTATGAACGTATCTTGAAATCCCCTGTAGGCAAACGGATCATGCTTACAGATGAACAACTTATCAGACTTCATAAGATTTATGTCTACATGATGTGAGAGTCGAGGATGACGGTTTGGTAGAAATTGAATGAATGTTCTGGTTTTATCAATTACGTAATGAACACCCAATTGTTGTAAGCTTCCGTCAACTCGAACGCGGGATCCTTGGTGAAACGGCACTAAGAACCGCCCTGTACTCAAGTATGTCACCGTTACACGATTTGCTGGGGCGATCAATCCACCGGGAATCGTCATAGTGATCGTAGCTGCATTTGTGTACCCTGGTACGGGAGTGCTCGTTTTAACAAAGAACGCTGTATCTGCAACGTCATATTCTTGATCATTGACGGTAACTCTGATCAGATTTGGGTCGAAACCATAGGTGGCTTCGTAACTTGCGTCAAATGTAATTGAAAAGGATGTGTTACCGTAGACCACTGATAAAATTTTTGCTTCAACTGGAATCTGGTTGCTTCCCATTTGATGGGAAAAAGTATTCAGCGCAGCTTTACCAGTTCCCGTTCCAGGGCCGGTTGCCGTGAATCTTAATTCATAGACGGTTCCAGTACCTACTCCATGCCCGGTTGCCTGGAAGATTGTACCAGCTGTATTAGAATCCGATCCAACAAGCGTAAAATCCGTTGTATTCGCAGCAAGAATCATGTATGATCTGCCATAGCTGAGAGATCCAGCAGTGACTACTGTTGCGCCGATGAGAGAAAAATCAGTAGATCCGATAGAAACGATCGTATATGAGTTACCGACTATGAAGCTTCCAGCAGTAACTTCCCAGGGAGTTTCCGAATCTGGAATTCCATCACCAGAATCAATAAACGGAAACCCACTACCGTCTGCGTTGAGTGTAGCTGGATCGTTACCTACAGGAGTCTGACCTACGTTTATCCCGTCATTGAGACTAAAATTTGAGAAGACCGTTGCTGGAAGAGTGTATGTGGCATCATCAAGATCTCCTTCTGAGAGCTTCTGTAGACCAAAACCTCCGAGATCGTCTCGTCCCCAAGAATTCTTGAAGTGTGACTCAACGATATAGTTTTCACTCACATTTACATTAAACTGATCTTCAAAAAAGATCTGTGAAGCTGTTTCACGAAACTTAGTGTGAAACGGCTTGACATCGTTGATGTAATCGATCAACGCTTGGGTGAGGGCATCATTTATATTCATCGGGCTTAGTAAGCAATGTTAGGCCAAAAGAGCAGCAGATCTTTACCAAGTTCCAAAGTTTGGTGATTACTATCGATTTTTTTGGGTGAAATAGAGGAAATCAATGTAGACACGATGTCCGGATGCCTTGAAAGTGGGAGTACCACTCCCACACAGATTGTCTCATTGCTTAACTTATGAGGGACGGGGGCATATCCAAGATTTAAGAGTTCAGTTTTCATCATATTTCCATTTATAAGTAAGCATATACCCTTAGACCGAAGTACACGCCGAGGTTAATTATATTCAGCGCATTACCTTGGGCTAAGCTTCGATTTATTATCATCATATTTGAGCCTGAACTCCAACCGACGTAGGTTGCACTTGCCCACGGTTTGAGCTGAACGTTGCCATTGTCATACGCACCACATAGAACTTCAGCCTCATCTCCAACGGCATATCCATATCCAGCGACTTTACATACAGCTACTAATCTTACTAACGCTGGAACTGCACCAAGTCCATGAGCTACAGATTGTGCCTGTGCGACCGCGGTCGGAACCGTCAGTATCGTGGATATGAACTTGGAGATGCCGTTGTCCGCCACCCTCGCGCTGTCTACTCTGACACCAAAGGTGTTTACCCCGTTCCAACCCATTAACGTCGGATAAGATCCAGCCCACGGAATTTGGGCGTTGGTGTTGTTCACCGCCGAGCCGGTGGGGGACGAGCCTGCGGAGGCGTCAAAGATCACATGATTGTTGCCGTATGCCTTCCAACCCAGCATGTTCGCAACCGCTTGAGAGCGATATGATACCCAATTGGTCCAGTTCCCAATAAACGTAGTAGCATTCGAAGCAGTTCCTACGAAACTTGTAGCATTGATCGTGCCAGGTGTAATGACGATCCCGCCAGGCATCCGTATCGTTCCTCCACCTGAACCATCAACTGTATTAACATACAGATCTTTCCAGGCAGTAAGAGCATAGTTGTGTGATGCTATGGAAGGTAGGCCGTTGCAAGTTCCTATCGCGACAGAAGAATCGGATGCAACATTCTTTGATATGATTCTACCGATCCATCCAGATGCACCCGATTGGTTATTAACGATTCCACCATCTAATACGCTATTAACCAGGGTAGATGAGTATACTGACTGACTTGAGATGTTGCCAGAGTGAATGATTTCTCTCCACGTGGTCCATCCGGGTGTCGTCGTAAGATTATAGCCACCTCTAAAGTACATTTTATCGGTAGTGTAACCACCAGCAATCTGGAAAGCTAAGTCGTTAGAATTCATGCAGTGAATTAAGTTAGGGTATGCCAGGCCCGGTCCGTTACTTCCTGCACCTTCAACTGCGTAAACTCCAGTTGGTCTAGTCGATGTATTAAAATCTACAACACCTCGACCTGCGTTTACGAAATTTATGTACGCGGCTGTTCCTAAGGTACCACCACCCCCAATGTTCAAAGTAGAACCATCGGTTCCAGAAAAACTTAGACTGTTGTTGAGAACTAAATTTTTTGCAGTTGAACCACCGGAGATGCTAAATCCTACTGCATTAGAAGTAAGAGTAAGTCCGTCGTACGTGTGTCCGGTAATTGCGGGTTGAATTTCAAGATCGCCAGTAGTTCCGTTGACACGCAAATCAGAAGGGTTGAGTTTAGTTTGAATATCAGACCCGATCTTCTGCAGCCCCTGTGACGCGGTAATTGATCCCGCTGCAAAGAACTGAGTCCATACCAGCGCAGTAGTATCAAGAGTATATGGGTTAGTAGTCATGACCCACGAAGTACCGGTCGTGTTATTACCGTTTGCGACAAAAGTATATCCTCGAATCATGTTCGTTGCGGTTGGTGCAGAATTCACTCCAGGGTTGTTTGTATCGGTAGAGCGGGTCCATGCACCTGTCTGCATGATCCAAATTCCGTTCTCAGAAGGTACTGCTTGATATGCAAGCAGTACACGGGTTACCCCAGCAGTACCCAAGAATCCGTCGATAGTTTGAACACCAGACAAAACAACATTGACTCCGTTTGCTGCACAGTGCACCGGATCTTTGATGTTTAATCCCTGGGCTGTAGCATCTACGTATCCCTTGGTCGCGAGTTCAAATTGAGTAGATGGGTCTTGTGTAACAGTCAAGATACCATACAGGTGATTCTGACCTGTAATCAATTGGATGCGGCTGCGTAGCTGCCACAAAACACCAGTGGCAGCGACGGTGTTGTCAGAAAACCAAATTTCTTCTTCGTAGCTTTCATTGATTCTACGAAGATAAGAGTGATCACCTGCATTAGAACGATCGCGAACCCAATAACGAGTACTTGTAAGAGTTACAGTACCGTTAGCAGATGCTAAATTGTTGATAGTAAAGCTTACTCCAGCATTGATAGCAATTACCCATGAATTTACAGGGATACCCACCCCTGCTATGTTATCTCCGATAGATACCGATGAAGTATTAGCAGTGAGAATGATGTCTGATCCAACGGTTGTTGTACATGATAAGACGTTTGTAGGTGTAGGAGACAACGTAAACTGGGCATTGAACGTAGTTGCCGCCTCAGAGATCGTCCCTGGAGTCAATCCGGCAGTTCCACCGTCTGTGATGTCACTATATTCACGAACTGCTCTAGTACCAGCTCTAACTAGACGGGCCAGATAATTGATACCTGTGTTTTGTTTCAGCGTCTTAGAAAAGCTAAATTGCTCCAACGAATTCATGAGCACAAGATCTCTCTTGTAAATCTTGAAAGTGTCACCTACCGAAGGCGCAGAAGCCCAAGGGGTTTCTGCTGTTACCGTCGAACCGACTACGCTAGTCACAAATCGAGGAAGACCTGCAAGAGCACCAGTTAAGAATTGGATGATGTGTGTTCCGACTCCTACCGGATTAGCAGTATCAGTAAGAGAAGTAAAATCTGAAGAAGTGCTTACTACAGTATTGATAGTTCCGCCTGCTGTTGCAGTACCGACCGAGGATCCGTTAAATTGAATCTCTGCCACATACTGAGGAAATTCCCAAGCCGCACTAGACCCCTTGACAACGAGTACAGAATCGTTTGTACCAGCTCTAGGACCGACTAGATATTCATTGAAGTTCGGAAGAGTACCCGGAACTGGGAGATCTTCCAATCCAGCAACTTCAGTTAAGACACTATTTGACCCGGTAGGACCGATAGGACCTGTCACTGAAGGGCCAGTAGGACCGGTAGGACCAGTGGGGCCAGTAGGTCCAGTGGGGCCAGTAGGACCAGTGGGACCAGTGGGGCCAGTAGGACCGGTAGGACCAGTGGGGCCAGTAGGACCTATCAAAATTCCAGCTACTTGTTCTTGAAGAACATTGATTTCATCATGAGCATGCTGAAAATTAAGACGCACGTCCTCAGTTTGAGGGTTGACATGCGTTGGTCTTGTTGGATCGATGTTAGAAGCCATGTTGTCCTTAGTTTATCCAGTTAGTCGGCGGTGGTGGATTATCCCAATTTGGCGTAGGTACAAAATCCCAAAGTGTTGCACCGGTTGTAGTTGCAGCGCTTGTAGCTACATCCAAAGTCTGATTTGTAGCAGTAACTGCTTTGATCTCGTTCAGAGATACGAATGAAGTCTTAAAGAAAGAATCCATTTCCAGGCTCTTTGCAGCCATATCTTGCAACACATTGAAGAAAATCTCATTAACCTGTGCAGGTTTTGCAAAACGCCACAAGTCAGACATAAGTTGTCTGATGTTATCAGTCGTGCTAAAATATGTATCAAGCATTGCAATGTCAAACATTCCAGAAGATCCGTACATCTCATTCACAGGAGATGGCGTATACGAAATGTAATCAGGTATGAATGAACCGTTGACATATTTATTGACTTGAGTATTTAGAATCGTATGCTTCACGGTAGCGATCGCGATGTCTGCATCTGTCATTACCTGTCCTGTATTCAATCCATAGCTAACTGAAGTTTTATTCTTCTTGTCATATTGCTGTAGTGAAGTGTATGGGAGCGGTAGATTTAATTGAGTGCTCGCAGCTAATGTATCTACCAATACATTCCACAAGTCAAGGGGAATTAGATCAAGCTGTCCTCGACGAAGCAGCTTCCACTCGGTGAAGACCGGTTTTAAGTTGCTGTTCTCATCACGGTCTCGCATAGTTTGGTTTTTGTTCAATCGAAGCTTGTAGTGGTTGACAGCATTTACTTCACGATTCAAACTCTTAATAGTCAGCCGAGAATAACGATTAGGACGTCCGTCGGTCTGATTGTACGGCTTGAGTTGTAGTGGGATCGCATAGATGTCAGAGTTTTCTGTCATCAAGTTAGTAATGTCGACCGTTGAAAGCTGTCCAGCTAAACCGATAGTTGTCTTATTTTTTGCCCAATAGTAGTAATTTGTGATAGACAAATTGTCATTTGAATCTCTTAGAACTTCAGTGACATACGGAATATCTTGCTTATATTGATTCAACAACAGAGGATTAGTGTCACTTATCGTCGGATCAAACGCATAATCATTAATCGTTGGTACATAAGGGTTCACAACAGCTCTAATCAAGTCCCCCTGCTTGATTAATGTAGGATCGACGATGACGGTCGGTGTATTACCAGACATCGTAACAGACCACTGAGATGATTTCAAGCGCGTTTCATTCAAGTAAACAACTCCCTGAGTTTGAACTTGAGCCTGGGTAAACCCAGGGAACGCAAATAGAGAACTGAATTGTGGAAGCGCAGTAGTGGTTGGGTAAAGTAAGCTTGAAGCAGAAGCTCTTAGCCACCACCAACACAAAGCTGTCAAAGACGGCCACACTTGGAACTCGTACGGAGATAGACGGCTAGAGCTAGTATATCCGACGATCGATCCGTCACCGATGGTGTTATAAATGATTTCCTGACCAGCCGATAGATCTGATTGTTGGGAGATAAACGCTGGATTGTTTAATCTAGAAAGCATCAACAGAGCTTCCTGCGTCCCGTAAACCGAAATTGAATCAGGAGGATTTATGTAACTGCTGGTAGTATCTCCATCTGTTGTAAGAGCTGTTTCTCTCAATCCGTTAGCAGCTGCTGTGTTCGAGTATGTTTGATTGTACTTAGATGGGTAATTATTTTCAAAGACGATCGTTTTGCCTGTTACATAGAATTTAGACATCATTCTAGTCGCGATGGCTACTGACTTATCAACCTCATTTGAGTCAAGCAAGAATATGCCACCCTCTGCATATAAGCTTATGGACTCTGCGTAATCTCCAGTAGTAGACGAGGTACCGTACAAAAATCTACCGAGAGTACCATCATAGAGATGGTTCAACAAGCCCCACTGTATGTCAAAATAAGCCTGTCGGTGTGTGATGTTTAGAGTTAGGCTGTAAAGATCCTTGAAAAAGAAGTAAGCGTTAACGTTAGATTCTGTTGATGCCTGAATCGAGAGAATCCCGGCATCTTGACCAGTTACAATCAGTCCAGAACGACGATCATTTACTGAAAACCGTGATACCTGAACACTCAGAAGATAAGTACCGATTTTCTCTGCTAAAGAGAGAGCAGGGATGTATCCAGAAGACTTATAGTACTCACATAGAGCAGTTCCAACCCAAGCTGAAACTCCAGTTCGCACTGAATTTAAATCTCCAACTGAGAGATTAAAGCTGTTAGCTGTAATAGGCAAAGCACCGATTGTACCCAAATTAGCATCTACATACCCTGAAAGCAAGGTTAGAGCATCTACTACAGCATTACCAGTTGTAAAATTTTGATTACGTGCACAAACTAACAAGTAAGAACCAACATCTTCTATATTGCTCTTCGTTCCTCTACCAGATTGTTGAAAATCTGGATCGTTAAATGGAACTACATAGCTTACTGGAAGTGAGGGAGGAGTTCCATTTGAAATTGTTCTAGCTATCGTTGGTCCTAGAATTGAATAAGCAACTCCAGAAAAAGATGTAGTAACGTTTGACCAAAGAGTAAGCTGATTGTTATTTTGAATTGACTGAATCCAGCCACGCTGACCGTTGACGTAGATCAACCCACCTACCACAGCTTGTGTTGTGAATGAAGTACCAACCCCCGTAACGATGTTTGTTGTACAAGAAATTGTTCCAGCAGCATTCAACGTACCGCTTGCACAGTTTTCAATGATCTTGATTCCAGCAATCGCGGTAGATGTACTCCATGCACCTCCTGAAATTGGAACAAGATCAGTCAGATATGTAGCATTAGTCATCGAGTAAATCGCGACATATCCCGTGAGAGTAGTTGTTCCGCTCATTGCGCCTGTCACACTGTATGCGTATTGTGATGAGAACGACAGTCTGGAATCAGACTGAGCTACGATCGTTGAGTTTATCTTGGTTAGAATGTTGTTAAGATCTGACATAGTGTTCTATTTACAGGTTGTATGCTTCAATAATCGTAGGAGACATCTTAGTCCAGGCAGTCCATGAAGATTTGTATGGAGTGTAATCTAAGCCATCAAACCAAGTCCATGGATCTGAGATACGAAGAACAATATCATCAGACACCGCATGAAGATTTGACCCCACCTGAACCCAATCTCCGACCAGCGGTTCATAAAGATTTTTAGGTGGAGGATTACCTAAATTCGGGTTCGTCGTTGGATCATTCCAAGCTATCCAGCCAAGCTGAGATAGAGTGTCAGTATTAGAGAAAAATTCTGTAAAAGTAGTTGTCCCATCATTAAAGATCATCGGGATTTTCACTGTCACAGAACTACGTAGATTGATGTCAGCATTTCCGCTTACAAGTCCACTGACAATCGTTGAAGCATGCGGTAAGTTTACTCCCAGTGTCGCACTTACTTGGACACCCAACGCGTCAAAGTTATAGGAAAGAGTTTGGCCCTGGGAGCGAGTAGAATTGATCACTTTCAATTTCTGCGATTCACCGGAGCTCACATGGGTCAAGGAAAGATATGTATTGACCGAGTACTGCGCTGTTCCAGTACCAGTGGTAGATGTACTTGAAGCTGTAAACGTAGCGTTGTAAGCTCTTCCTGTGCCTGTCGTTGGATCGGCACCGATGAAAGAAGCAGTGAACGTTGTTCCGGGAGTGTTATTTGGTGCTCCAATCAACGTGAAGTTCGTTGAAGTACCACCGGTAGAAGCTGCCTTGATAACATACGTCTGCCCAGACACAAATGACCCCGGTGACACGGTGATAGCACCTACTGTCGTAAAGTCGGTATTTGCGGTAGAACAAGTACCAGATCCGGTCGTAGCAGCTGTAGCAATGAACACCGTTCCGTTTGTATTTGCAGAAGCCCCAACAGCGGTAAAATCTGTCGTACCGGTATTTGTGATCACGTAAGTGAAGCCCGGAATCAAAGCCGTGGCATTTACATTATTGGTCACAAGCATTGCAGTACCATCACCGCTACTTATTCCGGTCGCCACAAATTCTACACCGGGTGTGTTTGCAGAAGCCCCAACCAACATAAAGTTTGTGGTCGATCCTATCGAAACGATAACGTAGGTCTTTCCAATGACAAGGTATCCAGCTGTCGTTGGAGACGTTTGTCCAATCGAAGTGATTGTATAGTCAGTTCCAACGTTGAGAGATCCCACTGAAACAGTTGCCAAGTCAGCAGAAGTACTCAGGGCATATTGACCAAGAGAAGTAGTTCTGTACTTCAGAACATTCTGATCAAGAACCGCTTGGAAGTTACTGAACGTAGCATTGTTCGTGAATCCAGGGCCATCTGCGTACCCTCCAGTGGTTCCTACTACGGTTGTCGACGTTGAAGAAACGATCGCAAGACCAAAGATCTTTGACAAGACATTATCAAGTTTAGTAGTACTTGAATATTCTGTACCTGAGATCTTAGTACCAATCATGATTCCAAGTGTGTCAAAGCTTCCCGTCTTCAGGGTTGCTTGACCGACACCATTAAAGTAGGTAATCTGCAGTCTAGATGGTTGATACTGCAAGAACGCCCTTGGGGTGATATCAGGATTTGAAGAATATCTCCAAGCTACCGGACGCTGCCACCATGTACGTGTACGAGTCAAAGTGTTGGTAATCGCAGGCTCGCCATTCATGCTTTGTCCAAGAACTGCAGAACTCGGAGGTACTTGTGACTTAACCCACTCATAGATCTCGATGCTTGACATGTCAGATAAAGCTCCCCATGAGGCAATTCTATCTTTTACCTGAGGAACTTGTTTATCATCAGAATATGGTTTGTAGTGCAAGTTCTCGGTATTCCACCAGATCTTACCTACCTGAGCAGATCCCCAGGGTTTCAAGTTTGATACCTTTGCATCACTTAGGAGAGAACTGGTATAGATTGCAGGATCGGAATCTAAGTCATAAGAGATAGATGCTGCTGCTTGTGGGTGGTGAATTCCCCTACCCGGATCCCACCAAATGATGTCATTCTTAACTAGAACGTTGTTAACATAATCATAAAGCAAGTTTGGGCTGTACCAACTTGAAGCCGGGCCATATGCAACCACTTGTAGAGACCCTGTAACTACTACCGTCGCTGCGGTTCCACTACCAGTCCCAGCGGCGGTCGCGATAAACTCTGTTCCAACGTTGTTGTTTGGTGCACCAACTTGCGTAAAGTCAGTTAATACACCTGTAGTGTTGATGGTGTATGTTACACCAATAACGAATGAACCTGCACTAGTTAACGCCGAAACTGCAGTTACCGTACCAGTTCCTACCCCAACGTTTACCGCGGTAAACGTTACACCGACCAAGTTGGCGGCTGCACCGATTAGTGTAAAGTCAGTGTTTCCAAGAGTAGTGATGGTGTAAGTTTGCCCTACAATTATAGCAGTTACGCCTAGAACGATAGGACTGATCGTCGCAACACCGTTACCATACCCTGGGCCTGTAGCAACAAATGAAGTACCAACGTTGTTGTTTGCAGCCCCGATCAAGGTAAAGTCAGTTGAAGTTCCTTGAGAGATGATGTTATACGCAAGTCCTGGTATCAAATTCACAGCCTGAGTAAGATCGCCACCTAGATCAAGAATCTTGATCACAGATTGATTCAATCGTTCAAATCTTGGTAAAGAAAAATCAGGTGGATTTGTACCAACGATATAATCACCGGCTTCACGGAAGATGATCGTGCTCGCTGATGTCGAGTTGAAGTTGATAATCTCAAATCTATCTGCTCTAACAGGACGACCGTTTGAATCCGTTATGACAAAGCAACTACCTACTGCAATTTGATTTGCAGACGGTAAAAACATCGTCGCAATAGGTTGAGCTTCAAGATATGATAACGTATTCAAATCAGAATAAGAGAACCAACGTGTTTCATCGGTTGCGCTTACTGGGATAAGTCCGGTAACGTCAAGCTGCGAGCTTGCACTAAAACCGTTGTAGTCATAAACAACGTTGTCATACAAGTTTGCTGAATCAGTAGACTGAGTAGAAATGTCATCCGATTCTAAGAAGATGAAATTAGCATACTCACCTATACAATCCTCTGGCTGTACCAAAAGTTCTGTCTTTATGATCGAACGAGAATCTCCATATTCAGCTACTTTGTAAGCCCAGTATTCGTCCAAGATTGCGTCGTGATAAGACGCCGAGTTAATGAAAGCATCTACGGAGAAGTTAGTACCCTTATTGGCGATCATCCCTTGCCAAAATCTAAACTGAGACGTATCTGTAGTTCCTCTTACGTCAAAGTATGACTTTTTTTGGTATCCCAGTAATGATCTTGAGCGATCAAGAATTTGAGAATCAACGTCTTTGACGGTAGTGTCATAGAGATTAATGATGCTATTCACCGAACTCTCGATGTTCTTTTTCATCTCGTTCCCAAGCAAAAAGTGACCACCAAAGTCGATTTGCCCGGAGAAATTGGCTTGTTTCTGCCCACTCATGAAAATTCGACTAACACGTTGTCCCAAGAAAGGATCATAGATCAACAATGTGTTAGTAGCTTTATTTTCAAAAAGAACGACGTGCTCAAATTCAGACGTCAACAGATGCAGAGTATAAACGGGAGTGTCAAAAACCATCTCTGTAATGTCATCTTGACGGAAAACACGAATGTCATTCTTTGAAACTTGCTTTGCGTTTTGATCAAGGATCGCGTTGACGGTTTCGGTCTCAAATCCCAGCACGTTATTAACGTTTGACACAAAACCGTGAGAAGTTTCAAACCAAACTTTTTGTCCAAATGGATTGAAGACAAATACCGATCCAGCATTAACTCCAGAAAACTGTTGAACGATAAATGACTCTACCAGTGACTGATAACCAACGTGAAGTCCGGTTGTTGGATCAATTCGTGGGTTATTGGGATCATTAAATCTCCAACCGTCAGCTTCTAGTTTATCAGCGTATCCGAAAACGAAGTTGATCAGATTCTGGATGCCAGTGATCAAGAATGGAGCATTCAGAGTTGAGATCGTTGTCTTGCTGGTATAACGGGCCCATTCATAGTAATCAGTAGCAAGTCCATCTAGCGCGATGAACTTATGTTGATCTCCCACTAGATCATAATTATACCAAGATAGAGAAGTACGATTCTTATTGTAGTTATCTATCCTAAAGATCCAATCTTCCCCTGGAGATCCACCGAATCCGATCACCGGTACAGAAACACCGTTTAGCATCTCTGTAGCGCCCTTTTGTACAACTTGTACTCGAAGCGCATTTATCCATGAGCTACTGTTAAAGAGATTTTCTTTCAAGTAGACGTTATAACCAGACGAATCGATTGTGTCTTGAGTTTTGACTGTTAAGGTATCAGTGTTTACCATTCCACCGAAGCGATATCCTAACTTTACTGACCAATCTTTTAGAAGAGTTGTGTTGATCGAAAGCGATGCGTCTTCACCGTAGATCCTTCCATATTGGACAAAGAGTTGATTGAATCCCTCTGCTTTGAAATATTGTTGAGGAATAGTCTCAACGGAAATCACACCGTCAGAAGTCACGGTTATCTTGAATATATCTCCCCAGAAAAAGCCACGACGAGTAGCAGTTATCGTGACATCAAGATATTTGTCACGATACGTTAAGTCGTTTCCAATCGCTTCACTGAATACAGGATCAGCTTTTAGAGGTGGAGCTGAGAATGGTGTATATCCGTAGTACGGTAGATAACCGTTTGTCAGGGGTTCTGTCAATTCACGAGCTGCATCTTCATCATCTAGGTAAGTATAGAACATACCGTCGGTACGATTTGCGCACTTGAAATAGTAAGTACGAGTGAAGAGGGGAGGAAGAACCGAAGCGGTTCCAGTCCCAGATCCAGGACCGATCTGTGCATTTAGCGGTACTGTAAATTGAACACCAACTTCATTTGCGTATGCTCCCCACAGAGTCCAGTCTGTAGTACCGACAGACGTGATGATGTATGACTGCCCTGGAGTAAGGTGGAATGGAGGCAAATTAACAAGTGAAGCGGAAACCCAAGATGATTGAGCTAATTCATCTAAAACTTCACCGTGTAAAGTAAAGTCGGGTGGGGCTTCTTTACGTCCGAGCTGTGGATTAAGAGTGTATTCATCCACGGTAAGATGTTTAACTCCCCAAGATTCTCGAACATAGGTCAACGGGTCAAGCTTGAAGTATGTCTTTTGTAGTGAATACAGGTACTCTAAAGTTTTCGTCCAGAACGCATAAATTTGTGGGTTAGAGTAAATGTCATTGATATTGTGTCGAATTCCAAAGCTTTGAAATTCAGCATCCATCATTGATGAAAAGTTTGAGTAAGCTTGAAGACCTACTTCGTCTACACGAGGATTCAACGTAGGACATTCATCAAACAATTCGGTTTCAAGATTTAACTCTAGATTGTTGATGATGAGATCAAGCTTAACTTCAGTCCAAGGTAAACGATCTGACTGTAAATCAGTTAATAGAGTCCAATCTTGTCCGTCTGTCTGCCAAACTTGATTAGTAGAACGATCATAAGAATAAGCTCCATACTTTACTCCAGATAGTAATTCTCCAGAGTCAGAAACAGCATCAAAGATAAAGAGCTTTCCAGTTATCGTATTGAACCAGAATTGTCCGGCGTACGGGCGTACTGGATAATCAGCCGCGATAAATCCAGGAGTAGATTCTCCTGGAGAGCGCACGTATAGTTTTTGTGCTAACTTTTTAGCAAGGTCGGTTGGATTAGATTCTAGTTTGGTTCGGTGACCATCATGGTGAACAAGCATCTCTAGATTCAAATCAGCATCAAAGATCTTCTGAGGCAGTGCTTTAGGTGTCAACCCCATGTACGGAAGAGTAATTACCAAGTTGAAGATCTCAGCAGTCGAATCATAGAAGGGGCTAGATATAGTGTCATCTACTGGAGTCGACGTTGAGAGAACCAGCGGAGATTGACGGCTGAAGTACGTCATGAAAGAAGAAACAATTTCAGAATCAATTGAGTTTTCGTCAGCAGAGCCAGTACCATCTCCAGGACCGGTAGCAATAAACGATAGACCGATGGAGTTACTAGAAGCTCCTATCGCCGTAAAGTCAGTAGTTCCGATCTCAGTGATAACGTAAGATTGCCCATTAACGAAGATACCAGCCGGTACATTCTTCGGAAGGGAGATTTGCCCTGCCGCGATCATGTCAGGCAAAATGTCTTGAACAAATGTTCTGATTGAGGTGGAAAATGCTTGGTAAGACTCACGGGCGAACTCAATCAGAGAAAGGGTAGAAATTCCTCTCTGCATCAACATTGAAATAAGTAGTGCAGTATTCCCATCAAACTGTTTGATCTTACCACCAAGTCCTACATCCGGTGATAATGTTCTCCAGTTGTTCGTTCCAGTAGCAGATCCAATAAGTCCAGGCTGTGCTGCGATGATAGAAGTTAAATGATAGTAGAGATCCCCTTCACTGACAGTAGATCTTGTCTCATTTAGAATGTTCCATTCAAGTTGTGGGGGAGGTGTCCAAACACCATCTTGGCGGGATACGTCAGTTTCAACAACGGTTGTGTTTTGAACTTGAGTAGTAATCTGAATAGGAGAGTTTAGAGTTCTATATACTCCGTTGACGTATACGTAAATGTTGACTGGAGAGAACACGTAGCTCGTAATCTCAAAGGTATAAACGTCACCAATCGCGTAAGGTGTGCTTCCTACGTCAATTTTGATCGTGATGCCTTGGATAGAAGTTTCTACCCCCACGTCAACAAATCCATTATCTCCAGAAACGCTACCAACGGCATTAAATGAAGTTCCATTATAAGTCAGAACGATAAGTTCTGGGTATGCCGTTGAGCTAAGAGCATTGATCGTAGCACTACCGTTACCCTCACCGTTGAAAGATACCAGGCGAGACTTGTATCCATAAAAATTCAATGAGGTGTCAAACGCATAGTAAGATCCGTTGAACAATCCCTGTATGTAGATCTCATTGTTATAGCTAAAGCAATTGTTCGTGTAGATTTCTGGGTTTGTCGTAACCGCGGCTTGTGTACTAGCAGGAAGATCTGAGAGACGTGCAAACAAATGACCAGCCAGGTATGCATCATTGTCATTGTCTCGAGGAATCTGTTGGAATGACTGTGTTGGTTGATCAAACACAAAGTGCTTGAAAATCGGCATTTCAGCGCGAACAGTTTTCCCATAGACAACTAATTGACTTTCAAGTGCTACATTAAACTCAATGATTGGCTTTGTTGCTTGTACATATCTTGTCAAATCCGCGCGATTTAAAGCACTAACGTGAGTCCAGTAATTGTAGACAGACCAGTCAGAAGTACCACCCTTTGCGATCGTGTAATACTCGGGCAATCCAGTTGGGTTATAAGACGGCTGTGGTGTAGCATCAATACCAACCCAGAAGTAATTAGAAAAATTGACAAATTTGTCAAGGTCGATGAGCGAACCAGATGTATCGTATTTCACGTATTTTATCGCATCATCAGGTCCTTCTCTCCAAATAGTTAGCATCTTGAAGTGAGAGCCTGCTACTGTAGTTACGGTGTCATACAGTTTATAGAAATATAGTGAATTGTCGATAGAATTCACCAAGGAGTGACCGAAAATAAAATCACCGTTTGCATCTACAGTCAGGCGACGCCCTATCACACTGTCAACCGGCTGATCTTGGGCTTCCGTGTAGTAGAAAATTGAACTAGTTACTCCAGCATGAATCTTGTCATAGTAATAGAGATCGAACAACGGCAGTTGGTTCATGAACTGTTTAGCTTGAGGAACCCCAGTTCCCAACGCAGCATCCGTTGGTACACCCGCAGAAGTCTGCGCAACGTTTAATCCTACATACGCTGAATATTCTATGATCGGTCGAGTAGCTTGTACTGCAGTAGAGATAGATACATCAATCTTATGCTGATTTGCAAAGTTAATGAGATCGGCTCGATGAACCCAAAGGTTGCCGTAAGACCAATCAGACCATGAACTAGAATTAGAAAACGTAGGCTGAGGAGCTATCGGAGCGCCATTTGTTTGAAGTGGCCCTCTGGCAATCACGTAATACTCAGGACTTAGAGTAGAATTATTCCAAGCGGCAAATGGTGCTACGTGATACGTAGAAACGGTTGCAAATCCAAGAGAAGTGTAATCTAGTGCCGGTTTTGTCAGGAACCAATTACCTATCCAGAAGTAATTCTGAAAGTTACAGAACTTATCCAGGTCAATCGGAGGGACAAAGTTATAGCTTTTACTGTTGAACCACTGGTTCAACGTTGTATAGTCTACTCCCAATACAACAAGCTTTTGGATGAGATCAAACCATGATGTAACTATCTTCTCAGAAGCATGCTGAGAAAAGATAAAGGGTTCAAGTTGATTGATCTGTCTTTCAAGATCTGTTTCTGTGATCTGAACTTCACCTGGAGAAAGCTCAGATTGATCACCGACAAATCCATAGAGAGGAACGGTATCAGGTTTGCTTAAGAATCGGTTGAAAAGATTCTTAAGCAAACCGTCGATGGTACGATCGCGGTTTCGGTTTGGTAGTAATGAAGTAAGATCTAGAGAGTTTGCCATAATTTTCCTCGTAATGATTATTTACACAAGGGACAATCTTCTAAAAACGACCTTTACTTCTGTTTCATCGTCATCCGGTCAATGCTAGTGATAATCTCAATATTATCGATCGTTGCACATGAAATGAAAACTTCATTAGGACTACTTCTGAGGAAGAACAGATCTCCAAAATAATTCGTCGGGAACTCAGGAACCATCACGACAGATGAAATTTCGGAAAATAGTTTTTGGTGAATTACAGCGCAAAGTTCAGTAGCATAGAAGCTCTGACCAAAGTCCCAGTTATCGATGGTGAAGTAGGAATTAATAGTTGCAAGTACGCTTGCACGTACTTGATCACCGGTCAAGGTAGCCGACGGTGATAAAACTACCTTAAATTTCGTTCTCAACTCTGGGATTGCTAAACTTCCAAACAAAAGCTTAACACTGCCGCTGTGCATGATCACCGAGTCAGAGATCATCTTATTCTGTAATAGACTTCTATACGTGTTACGCAACTCAAGAGAAGAAGGTGGCTTGGGTTCCGTCACCATAACACCATTGACATACTCTAGGATCTGTGAATAGTATCCGCTAGTCAAGACGTAAACATCTATGATGTTTGAAGGAGATGGATCAATTAGATTATCTAACGGAGTAAAATGCTGCCATAGAAAATCAAGATTATCTCTGCCGATACGACGAGCATAAAGACCATCTGATGACACGTTGTTTGTGTACGTTAGTGATGATAGATATGTAGTGGAGTTAACTGGGATATAGTTTCCAGTTCTAGAGTCAATTGAAAAGTAGACGTAATCGTTATCACCGACAAAACTCAAAAACTGCAAAGAATCTGTAGCTGTACCAGAAACTGCTGTAGTAATGTTCAAGTGAGAATCAGCCGGAGCAACTTCAAGAGCATTGAAGTTGACTTCACCGTTCTTATACTTAACGTCGGCAACTATATTGTAGATATGATCTGTCCCTATTGCTGCAGATCTAGCCGCATTAAGATTTGACTTCAACAACCTGATCATGTCTACTACAGGTAGTTGTGTAGTAGGGTCGATGATCGTCATGTTCTGATTGTACCAGAACTTTGTCGTTGAACTTTCCATGACCAAACTGAAATCGCGTCTGGTCATCGTCCAGTATAACGTGTTGGCATTTACATCATCTGTCCTAGTGATAATGAATATCCAAGATGCAACGGGATCAGCTGGATTATATTCAAGCTGCTCGGCGTTTCCAGTAAGAACGGTGCTGTCTATTACGTTAAATCGACCCGTCAAATTGGTCGTCAGCACGTTAGGTACGTAGTGACCAGTGTTGTCTAGATTTATTGAGACAACAAATGCATCACCGGGTACAGAAACTGCGGTACTAGGACCGATGATAAAGCTAAAGATACCATCGGTGTAATTGGTACCAATTTTTCCAGCTGTGCGATTTCCATGCGTTGAACTATGAACAGTAAAAGATCCAACTTTGTCAGTAAATTCAATCGTGTATACGTCTTCTGTAGCCAGTGTTTGGTTGACGTCAGTGTAAGCTAGAACGTTGGAGGTCGGGAACCCACTATCAAGAGTTCCTGGGTCGCCGATCTGCAATGTAGACGCAAACGGGCGGGTTGGTGTATACGTGATTGCAAATCTACGATCTCTGATGACAGTTTCTTGGATTCCAGAAGTCCCGTTTGGGGTTGAAATTAGACTATACAGTCCCGTAGTAGAATCCTGAACTACACACTTTACAGTAGAAGGCCAAATTCGTTGATCGGTATCATTGTTGACAACATAGTATATTGACTTTGGATTGCTTGAGACGTCAGAGAGATTAGAATCAAGCTGAACTGTCGTTTGTGCTTCGCCATACCAGTGACGGTCTATGATGCCTTGGATCTCGGTCTTCTCTTGTATAGTGATGTTGTTGATCAACTGAGTAACATCTTCTATGAACTTTGTACGAGGCCGAAAGTAAGGATGGACGTCTATTGTAACTGGTCCTGACGGTGCCGTATATGTAAGTTGAAGAGGTGTCTTGTAAGTTGCGTAAATCAACAGATTGCTGATACCAGCAATCGACAATTCCGGCTCGATAACGTCATCTATGAGAGATCGTTCTGAGATCGTCGATGATTGTGTAAGCGATCCGATGTCATAGTAAATACGAAGATCATTACCAAAGATCTTGACGTTCTGATAAGATCCAGATGCGTCGTTCCAATTGATGTACTTTGGCTGTCCAGCAAAGGTACGATTGATTGCATTGAGACGAAGAATCGTTGGGTCTTGTAATAGATAAGAATTGTAATCCTGGCCATTGACCATACGATCTTGTGTATAGTATACGGACGGTGCAACGTTCTTAATGTGAGACACACTTTCGGTTGGTGCAGAATTTTGAAGCGCACCAACAAGTGAATAAGTCAACGTACAACTTTCAACCGTACCTGTGCGAGACGTATAGCTGAAGGTAACAGCTTGATTAGAGATCAACGTCTTAGGTACCGTCAATCCCCCGGAAGTGGATGAACGAACCCAGATGTTGAAAATTCCAGTGGGCATTGCAGCAAAATCCCCGTCACCAAAGATAATTCTAATTTGATCATTCTCTAAGGTTTCAACTTCATACTTGTTCATCGTTTGAACATTGTTGAAGATGAGATTTACACCAGCCACATTTGGTACTTGTTCCCAATTGCTCTGGATGATTCCACGGGAATCAACCTGTTGAATCCAAACGTCAGAATCATTGATGTTTGGGATGTTAACGTCAAGAGTGCGATTAGGAAGATTGATGTCAAAAATGAATGGGAGTTTTTGCAAAACTCCCTGCTTAGTGAACATCATGAACCCGGTTGTGTCAGATGCGTCACCAAATCCATCATCTCCGTAAATGAACGAGAAATAAGCATTGGGATTAGGTGATCGCTCAAAGACGCCTGACTGATCAAGATCAGCCGAAACCAACTCAAACGGTAAGCTCGTACCATTTACCGTCGTTGAAGTTTTAAGAACTCCGTTTTGAAACGCACTACCGATGCTCTCTGTTTCAAGAACATTTCGAATCTCATACTGTTGAAAGATCGTGTTGTCAATCTGAAATGACTTGTATGGGTTTCCATAACTTTGAGTCATCACCTTGTCAATTGCGGTGAAGAATTGTTCTCTCCAAAGAGTGTTGTTCTGGTCATTCCAATTTATAACTCGATTTGACAGAGAATTTCCCTGTGAGTCAGTAAAGTTCTCTGAGATTGAAATAGAATTGATCTTTACTAGTCCTCTCAGTGGAAGATTTCGTGAGGAAGAATAAGATATGAGTTTTGCAAGACGCAGAATGCTTTGCTTTCTAGTTGCTGTCGGCATCATGCTCTCATGAACCGAGAGGTCAACGCGATAAGCTAGCAATTCAGCAACGTATGCAAACGTTTCAACGAGAGCGATTAGTTGCGAAGACTCGATGTAGTCATTGAAGTTCTCTGGGTATTGGAGCTTCAGATAATCTATGAGAGACTGCTTGACGGCGTTATAGTCATAAGCGGTAAAATTTATAGATTGAAATGCCTTATAGACCTTTTCCCAAGATTCTGCTACTGCTAATAATGACGTTGTACTCATAGTGATACACCTTTATTCTTGAGAATTCTTCTTTTCTCCCAAGCTAGTCTTTGGCCTTCTGCTATTTTTTGTTTAGTTTCTTCGGAATGATTCTTTTCACTCCAAGGTTGAATTGTTCTTTGAAGCCTTTTTTCTCTCATCACTTTCTTTGATTCTTCAGAGTGAGTTCTTCCTGTGCTCTTTTGAGCAGCTCTTAATTTCATCTCTGTAAGTAGATTTGTAGTTGCCATCGGATTTATCTTAAAGTAGATTCCGTTTATTTATGAGACAGTTGCTTACTAATTATTGACTGTTGATCTCGATGTAGAGATCTTGGGTAACTTGAAATTCAATATACCCTAGACGAATAACAGCAATGATCATGTTGCTATCAGGTGCTTGCATGACTGCCATGTCCAAAAGAGTTACTCTAGGGTCATGATCGACAACTGTTTGAAGGTCCTCACGAATTACGTCCATCGTAGCCGCGTCATTTGGTTCAAAGGTGAGCAATGGGATGCGAGTACCGTAAGTTGGCATGTAGAGACGAGATCCTCTCTCGGTAAAGATCTCATTCATGATATCTTCTTCAATACAGGCAACGTCGCTCAGACTAAAACCTCCCCCTTGCTCTTCATAGTAGCGAGTAGAGAAACCTTTGTAGAATTTCTTGAATGAGGCCATACTTTCTTTCAGAATAACGATCTATTTAAGCTTCTTGCTTATCCCTGGTACTTGGAATTTCGAGAAGTTTTGCACTTAAGCTCATCAGCATCTCTCTCCCATGGTTCATGTTCAGGTAAGATCATGTGATCTACCACACTGACAGAGGAAACTGATTGTCCAGATCCGGCAGCAGCTGCAGATACTGCCGTTCCTGTTGCCTGGACGAGCAATGGACCTTCAGAACCACTGATCGCATTCAATCCGATCGTTGGAGAAGTAAAGTCAATTCCGATCGAACCGTTGAGGTTTATGTTAGTTCCACTTTGTAAGTTAAGAGATGAAACCATCGAACGAAGACTTATGCTATCTTTTGAAGATAGAACAATGCTTTGCATCGCAGAGCCTTCGATGTTATTTGACGAATCAAGTCGTATGCTACTCGTCGATGATCCAGCTTTCTCTGCCCACTCATAGACGTATCCTACATCAGTAGAACAAACGGCTTTCTCAGCAGTTGCTTGAGCGATCGGACCGTTCACGGTCTTTAGATGAATGTCACGAGACGCGGTCAACATAACATCGCCCTGATTGGACAGCAATCGAATGTCATGATTGCTTTCTAGGTTGATCGAGCGATCCTCTGATTTGATGTTTACTCGTTTCTTAGCAACGATGTTGATGTTCTCATCAGAGTAGAAATCAATGTCATTCTTGGCACGAACGATGAACTTTGAATCAGAATAAATGTAGACCTTTCCATTGCCTTCATCCATCTCAATCCAATTCTTACCTTGAGCCGTTGAAATGTAGATCCGCTCGTTTGTATCATCGAAGATGATTTGAGACCCTTCAGCCGTCTTAAGGCGAATTCTACAATATTCATCTACATCAGACATCACAAAATAGTGACGTCCGGGTGATGTCAGGCAAATTGTTTGCGAATCAGCAACGTCAGTTTGAGAGGGTTTCTTACCATAACCGTTTGTAGTTGGTTTATTTGTGTCATTGTTTGACGGATAAGATACAGAACGCTCGTATCCTCCTCGAGTTTTGTAGTGAAGAGATCCCGGCTCCAATCCAGCCTTCACCAAGTTTGAATGCTGAAAATCAATCACAGATTGAGGATAAAGTTCCGAAGGTTCAATCTCTGTGAGGCCTCCATCAATTGACTGTGGTAAGGTTCGAGTCATCTGTGGAATGTAGAGACTACTAAACCAATATCTAACGTGAGGATCTCCCTCAAGAAATCCCACGAGAACTTGAGCCCCGATTTTTGGAATCGCCCAAAAACCATAAGTAGTAACTCCGCTGATCGTACTCCCTGATCTCCCGGCTTTAACGTTTGCTACCGAGCCGCCAAAGGGGGATGCGTAGAGAGCCCAAGGAAGATCTTCAAGTTTGTAGTACTTAGAATCAATTGATGGAATGTAGATTTGTAGACGACCATGCTGTGCAGCGTCAGCGTTATTCTTGACGATCCCAAGCGAAACTGCAAAATTATTGCCTACAAGCGGGTTACCTGGTTGTCTCATGATGTCTTAGGTGCATTATTTTGTAAGTATTGTTGTTCTACTCTTAGATCAACATTTTTCTGTAAGATATTGGGTTCAATGTCAAGATTGTCATTGATCAGGTTTGTCTTACCGTCATTGCTTGGTGCTGCTTCGTCAAATCTCTTCTTATCTTGTTCGTCACCCATCATCAATACATGCAACACTTGTGTAAACTGACCATTAACGAAGTGATTTTCGATGCTAATCAAGTTGTACAATCCGCTGTAGAAAAAATCAGAAGGTTGATTTTCGCCCTGTCGTTGCTTGACATTAACTTTGACCCACGTGGGTGCAGCTATCCCAAATGGAATCTTTTGAAGATCTCCAATCGTTGTGTATGGTTTGATGATCCCAGCTGTCAGCATGTTAAGATTGCCGCGAATCGTTACTGCAACTTGTGCATCAAACGCCGAGTGCATCTGCACGATAGAGTTAAACATCAACTTTTGATTCTGAGCAGCTTTATCACTTATGACTTTGACTTGACCGTTCTGATCTGATTTAGACACAGCTGGAACATATTGAATGTCATTAGCTTTTCCGCCTGGAATCAAGAACGATGTACCCTTTTGTACATTCTGAGAAGATTGAGACCTATCTTCATGATATACTTTTGCTGCTTCTTTTTGTGATGATGGAGTACCACCGATCGCAGTCACTCCTGCGGTGCTACTGTCTGCGGTGTTTGAGAACCATGCTTGAGCACTGTTCATATGCATGTCAAACCCAAGAACGTCTACGTTTACATGTTTGTCAGTTCCAAACATAAAGTCAAAGGTGTGCACATTCTTGTCTTTGCCTTGTCCCTTATACATCAAAACATGGTAGATGATCTGCAACCCTCTTTCTCCAGCTCGATACACCGGGTAGACAGAGAAAAAATTTACACCTTCATGTCCAGGCTTTCGAATGTTTTGAATTGACTGTCCTATGTAACCGTTCAACTCAGTACTAGATCTTAAGATGTCAAAGATCCAATTGATGATCGTCTTGTCACGAGAAAATCCCATCGGAACTTTACTGTTGGGTGCATAACTCTCTCCACCAACCAAATCGATCGATCCATCGAGCACACTGTCATGTACATTGATGATGTACTCAATTGGGCGCATGTTGGGACTCTTCAATTCAGTTTGAAACATCTGCTTGTACTTATCATTCAGCTCTGTCTGAAGATTTCTGAGTGCTTCTTTAACTGTAGCTGCTTGAATCGAGATGTTCTGGTTGAAGTATCCTGCAAGCATCACAAAAGATTGAGCTTGAGGATCAGCAGAGCACGCAAAGCTGCTCTGAGAAACGAAAGTGAAGTTGTATTCGCCGCCTTTGGGGCCAAAAGAAGATGTTAACTCTGAAAATGCAATTGGAATAGTAACACCTGACTCAAACCCTGTCAATAAACCGATCTTATTTTCTGGTGTGCGTCCCACAAAGTAAATCTTGAGAGCCCAGTGCAAACCAGAAAGGTTACTGACGTTGTGATCTCTCATCAAGTTTTGTAATTTTTGGAGGAAGTAAACTCGATTAGGTTCAAACACCTTCAGTGTTAAAAGCCCATCTGGGACCATGAATCCCTGAGAATTATTTGAAGGTCCAACGTAACTAAATTTTACATCGTCGATCATTTGATGAGCATCTCGACGAGTGTTGATAAGTAAAACAGGAGCACTTACACCAGCAACTTGTGATGCTGTCGTAGATGAGGTCGCTACGTTAGAAACTAAACTTTCAACTTTGGCAATATCATCATAGTTTGATGACGCGAACAGCTCAAAATGATACGTGTAAGTTGAAAAGTTATCTAATGGGTTAGGAGGTGAAGACATTAGTTGTTAGTAGTTCTAGTAGAAGAAGTTCCACCGATCTTAGTGGAATTAGCAAGAACTTGGCTTTGGACACGCTCAAAAGTTGGGATCAGTAACGGTTTACCCTCAATCAATTCAACCATTGGGTCAAGAATGTTATTGTATTGACAGATAACCCACCACAATCCGGGGTCACCGTAAAAGACGTAACCTAGCATCTCGGGTCTACCTTCATATTTCTTTTCAACAAAGTATACAAAGTCAGACACGTCAGGTTGAATTTGTATCGCATCCCACATCTCAAGAGCAAATGAAGATACCTCAGTAGAACCTCCGAGAACATATCGTCCGTTCTTCTGGTTGTATGCTGAGTTCTTTACCTGTGGATCAAAATTGTTAGTAGTCGTTACCATGAGTATATTTACTTCAGAATGTAGAAGCTGGGTTGACGATTACAGGAGGAGCTAAAACAGTTCCTGATGATGAAGTAATCGCGGGGATCGAGGGTGGATTTGGGTTGTATAAAGTTGACAAATCGTTAGGGGTGATAGAATTAGTTAAAGCCGTCTGATCAACGATTCGTCCGTCTGAAGTAACTCCGTAGGTTCCAGCAAGACTTCCATTTCCAGGAGACAAGGGCATGATTCCATTTGGTTGTCCGTTGATACTTCCAGAAGTTCCATTGTACGTTGATGTTAATTGAGAAGCTACTGGAGTTATGGGCGCAGGTTGCTGCTCGCTGTGTTGCCCTCCGCCGGCTGATGTATTATCTCCATAGACATTTCCGTAAACAAAACTACCGGTTGGACCGCTTGTATTCATCTTCCAAGCGCCCGCCGTGACCTGAGAAGGGCTATAAGCTTCATCAAGCTCAATATTGATAAAACAGATCACGGGCAGTCCAGCTGAATTTGGATCTGTCGAGTCAAATACCCAATCAACATCATCTGCAAAATTGATCGAGTAAGAACGAATGATACATGGAACACCTTTGATGTTCAGATTGTTGAAAGCTGAAAACTTAATGATCGGCGGAGTTGAACCGGATGCTCCAAATGACGGTAACACCCAAGCACGAATCAGGTCAATATAGTGAAGATTTGCCTTCATTTCACTTGCATTTCTAGACACCAATTTTCCTGCGACTGAAAAGTGTCGACCAGAAGTATTTCGATATGACCAGATGTCGGTAGGCAAGTGAACGATACTATGTCCATCATAATTTGCTGATCTACTTTCCGAAACCGGTACAGAAGCTTCAAACATAACTCGATTTGAAGGACTCATGCCGTACGATAATGTAACTTTGTATGTCATGCTGATGCTCCCTTAACCGGTCGATTGAATGCGTCAAGTTCTAGAGGAAGAACTTGCTTCCGAATGACAAGAGCGTTGTTTGACTGCACACCGATCGCAAGGTTGCCATAGAGATCATTCAAAGTTCCAGTGTAAACAGGATCCCCGAGGTTGTCTGTTTGAATCTTGAAATTGTCCAAGTCACCTGAGACGTTAGTGTCACGAGATACGATAGTGCTTGAAGTGTATGGGGTTCGTATAGGATCATTAATGTCAAGACCATAGAAATCATAAACAAAAATTCTAGAATCACCTGTAGGATCTACAGGTAAATTGTAGAATACTTGCATATTCTTGTATTGTGAATCTACATTGTTTACCGGTGTAGGATACCCACTAGTCTGATACTGTAGAAGTATCGGCTTACCGTTTTCATCATACACCTGAGAAAAACGTCGCAGAAGAGGTATTGAATCGGACGGTGGAATCGTTTTATTAGGTAGCTCGTAGTTCGTGTAGCTATTTGTGGCGTTTGGGACGACGATCGTCTTACCAGTAGTGACATTATAGAGAGTTTTCAGTGCCGGGGTAGTAGTCGGAGCGGTCGTCTCAAAGATCTGCTGTACTAGTGAGTAAGGAATCAACTTAAACGATGGAAGCAATCTAAAAACAAGGTGACTTTCATAGAAGTTAGTTTCATTAGTCATCTGATAAGTTGCGGTTGCTCCAGATGTTGGCCCGACAGCTTGACTTAAAAAGTCAAAACCATTAGCATCAGTTCTTATCACCTCAATACCTGTTAGTGTAGGAACATTAGCGTTTGATACGTTGATTAGATCACCGACGTGTACTTTGTGTGAAGAGTCTGTGACGGTGACAGTAAAATCACTTCGAACCCACTGAACGTTGTTTTTAGCAGGACGTCTTGCTGCAGCTCTCCCCTCGTCACGATAAACACCGATCGTGATCCAAGCGTCACTTTGATAGATCCCGTAGATCGTGTTGTTTAGTGTCCACTGGGAAGCTCCGCGACTAAGATTGGGTGAGAGTACCGTTAAGCATTGATAATCAGTTTGGTTGTCTGGTACGTACTGGCTAAAGTGAGCAGGCACAACAAAATCAGCAGAGTGAATTGAAAATTGATCATAGTACGGGTTAAAGACGTCAAAGAAATCTATCATTCTTCGGCTCCATCAATTTCTTTGACGTCTTTAACCCGTACTATGATCATTCTATGGAGATAGTTCTTTTTTCTAGCTTCTACCCTCTTTGCTATAAGTTCAGGTGATTGTGGACCATTCTTCTTTCCTCTTTTAGCAGCTGCCATTTTTTCACGGGATTCAATAGAGGGGGTATTACCGCGTCGAGAAAGAGAAATCTTTTCACGAGTTTCTAAAGATCGTGTTTTACCTCTATTAGAATTTGCTCTTTTCTCATGCGTTTCAAGAGATTGTTTTTTACCTGTCAATCCCTTACTAACGTTTGCTCTATGTTCAATAGATTTTGATTTTCCTTTAGAGGAAGCCGATATTTTTGAACGATGATCTGCTGTTTTGGGTTTATTTTTATGAGCTAATCCGATTTTTAGTTTTGTTTCAGTAGAATGTTTCATACCGCTAACTCCACCAATTCCATCCTCAAAAATTAAATTTGCCCATCTATCTGACTTGATAATATCAAATTCTTCTGACACAAATAGAGCAAATTCTTTTAAATCTTCAAAATCAAGGAAAAGATCGCTAATCCAAAGAGTTTTAACATTCTTTTTACCATGAACTTTAAGATGGAGTTTCCAATAAGTGCCAGACCCTGGATATTTTACCGGATCTACTCTAGTTGTTTTTCCAAAGTATAGTTTGCCAGTAACTGTATGTTGCTTAATATAAAGATATGTAGGCTGAAAATTATTCATCTTTAACGTCCTTCAATTTGGCAATAATCAAAGAGTCTATAATCGAATTATAAACACCAAAGAATTTCTTGAATAGCTTCTCACGCTCATCACCTTTAGCAGATTTCAGTTGCTTGCGAACTTCTGTGCCTGATAAATCACGAACGATCATCGGAACTTCAACGTAGTACCCGACACTATCATCGAGTGTCGCAAGAGCTTCCACATCACGCTTCACGAACGGCTGGGGCAGCTCTTTGAAGAACGTTCCAGTGTGATAGCGATCTGCATCTTTCTTACCCACAGCAGAGACGTAGATGATCGGAAACCCTTTGTACAAGTCAAACACTTCTTGGGGTCTGAAAGCTGGATTCTTACTTTGAACGATGCGCCGTGGATTGATGTCATACATCGCTACCATGATCTCCTTCTTCTCCTTGAAGTTGAAGGGAGAAATGTCTCCGCTCTTGGGGTTGAAATTAGTTTTGTTTGATGTCGCTATCCACACATTTTCTTCACCAAACTTCTTACACAACCATCTGTATGCTTCGTAATGGCCTCTATGAAAAGGCTCAAAACGCCCTCCGTAGACGACCACTAGACGTTTCGCCTCGATCTTCTCAAAAAGTTGTGCAAGTTTCATGTGCTGGTAACCCTAAATAAGTAATCCCTTCTATTTACACCTCTTGTACTTGTCTAGAAAAATGACATCTTTTCGTTGAATGTGATAAGATGACTTTATCTAGTTCCTAGAGGTACTACACAACTATCGAGAAAGACACATGACAACTACGACAAAGCCACAAAAGAGAGCGAAAAATCCAGACACTCCGGAGTACACCTCAAAGTATTACGTAACTAACGGTAAGATGTTGCCTGAAGTGATAAAGTCGAAAGAGACCGGTAGGATCTCCGATGAGTTGGCGAAGATGTTGATGATGCTCACTCGTAGGTATGCGCAGAGACCTTGTTTCTACAACTATACTTACAAGGAAGACATGATCTCAGAAGCACTGGCAAATCTCTGTCAGAATGCTCTGAAGTTCAATCCTGAGAAATCATCAAACCCTTTCGCTTACTACACTACCTGTATCAACTCTTCCTTCTTACAGTTCTTGAACGTAGAGAAGAAGCATCGCAGAATACGCGATCAACTCCTCGTTGAGATGGGTGAAAATCCCAGCTTCAATTTCCAAGAAGAAGCACGACAACATGAAAACGGTGAACTTGGTCCCGAATTTGCTGAGATCAAGACTAACATCGAAGAAGCTAAACTTCGACTCGAACAAGACGCGATACACGCAGCCGCAAAAGCAGCAGCTATTGCGGCGATGGAAGAGAAGAACTTAGCAGAAGAAGCAGAAGGCACCATCACAACCGATGAGTTAGATGCTAACGGATTTGTCGAAGGTGATCCTGATGCACCAGATTACACAAATATTCCAGCAGTTAAATCAAGTCTGCTTGAGTTTGATCAATAAGGAACCAAAATGAGCAAGAAAACACGTTCAATCTTTCAAATCAACGTCCCAACCGGAAATCTTCCTCCGAGTAAAGCTAAAGACTACATCAGTAATTACGCAAAGAGCATGCGCAAAGCATTCAAGAAACACGGAGACGTCATCGTCACTTCATACGCCGGCGAAGGTAAAGTAGAAATCATTCGATTGATCTGAGCATGAACTCTGACACAAGAAGAACGATCTCAGCGAGCACGAAAAGCAAGTTTAGCAGCATTACAGAAATCTAAAGCATTCACTTATATCTGCATATCGCCTAAAGATGAAAAATTTACAGTGAAAGGACTTGGAGTCTTCTGTAAAGCAAACAGACTTTCATTGAATGAAATGAGAAAAATTTCGTCTGGGCGTCTTTTAGAGTATAATGGATGGAAATGTTACAGAATAGCAGGACCAAAATCTAAAAATGCTTAACTCACAAACTTTCGAAAAAATAGCACTCTTTTCGGATATACACTTCGGACGTCGGGGAAACTCGAGAGTTCACAATCAAGACTGTCTTGACTTTGTGGAGTGGTTCTGTACTCAGCTATCAGGTGGGAATTATACTCAGATCGCGTTCTTGGGTGACTGGTTCGAGAGTCGCTCTGCAATCAACATTGAGACGTTGGAGTACTCTTATCGTGCTCTCAAGATGTTGAACGACGTCGGTCTGCCTGTCTACTTCTGCGTTGGGAACCATGACCTTCACCGTCGCACGACTCGTGACGTTCACTCTGTTCGGATGTTTAACGAGCTAAGCAACTTTGTGGTGATCGATAAACCTACAGTGATTGAGAACTTGTTGTTCTCTCCCTTTCTGTTTGAGGAAGAATATGCACAGCTGATTGAGCACAATAAACTTCAAGCTTGGTTCGGTCACTTCGAGTTCAAGAACTTTGTGCTAACCGGTCATACACACGTTGCACAACATGGTCCTGACCATCATCTGTTCAACGGCCCAAAGAAGATCTTCTCAGGACACTACCACAAACGTCAGCAACAAGATAACGTAGTGTACATAGGAAATTGCTATCCTATGGATTTTGGTGATGCAGGTGACTATGAGCGCGGTATGTGTTCATACTACGTGAAAGATGATAAAGTAACCTTTACCAACTGGAGCGACTGTCCGAAGTACTACAAGACCACCCTCACAGCCGTCTTGAATGAGAAGTGGAAGCCGCTTCCCAAGATGAAGGTGAAGTGCACGATCGATGGTGAGCTTGGATACCAAGAAGCTCAAGATCTACGCGAAGCAATGACCGAAGCCTATCAGCTTCGTGACTTTGTACTTGAAGAAGACCGGGCTGCAAAGCAAGGCCTCCTCGAGGGTGACAACATGAAGGTTGAAGAAACTCTCCTCGACTTCTCAAGCATCGATGACCTTGTCGTCAAGCAGCTTGAGACCGTAACCGGTGACAAGAAGACTCAGATTGACGGAGCTCTGTTAGTCGAAATCTACAAATCACTCCCCTCTGAATCTACCGAGAACGAACAAGCATGACAGAACTTCAAAAACTTGCTTTACGACATCTTCGAGATGAAGCTCATAAAGCTGGATGGCTCTATAGACAGGTTGCAAATGAGCATAACTTTGTAGATAAAGTTTGTACGAGAGATACTAAGGAAACAGAAATCTCTGGTATCTTGTCTGAAATTGAATCTTGGATCGAGGCAATTCTAAAGTGACAACAACTATACTAGATAATAAAGAAATTTTGAATGAGTTGGGTATCGTTTTTAAGACTGTCAAGTTCAAGAATTTCATGTCGTTTTCAAATTTGTGGACTGAATTCGCTTTAGATAAGCCTGGTACTACTCTCCTGATGGGAGAGAACCTTGACAAGGGCGGCTCTTCTGGTGCAGGTAAATCTACGCTCATCAACGCAATCTCCTACTGTCTCTATGACAAGATCCCAGCGAGTGTCGTCAAGGACAAGCTCATCAATCGCACGAATGACAAGAAGATCACCCAGATGGAAGTAGAGGTGACCTTCACGAAAGATGACCACACTTATTCCGTTCGTCGCTGGAGAGGTGGAGCTACAGGCGTACAGTTACTTATGGATGACCTGGATGTCACCCCAGCAAACGTCAACCGAGGTGAAGATAGTTTCAACGCAAAGATCGAGGAGATCCTTGGCTTCAGCTACAATCTCTTCTCTCAGATCATTCTGTTCAATGGCAACTCTCAGCCGTTCCTTGACCTCAGTGTCGGAGCACAGCGTGCTCTGATCGAAGAGCTTTTCCGCATTACCATGCTATCCAAGAAGGCCAACGCTTTAAAGCGTATGATCGGTGAGCTAGAGAAGACGATCACTCTACAGAAACAGAAAATCGAACACCAGAAGAAGCAGAACGAAATTCATGCTCGTCATGTTCAAGAGGCAGCTGATCGCATCATGAAGTGGGATTCCAATCGGGTAGCAGAGATTCAACGTATCGATTCTCAGATCCAAACTCTGTCATCGATTGACTTTGATTCCGAGGAAGCTCTCTTCGGTGAGATCGCTACCCTCAAAGTAGACATCGTTGATCTCCAGTCTAAGATCCGTGAAGAGTCTTCGGTATACGATTCTAGCTACCGTGAACTCCAGACCAAGAAGTCTTCAAGAGAGCGTGAAGTAGCTCCTGAACAAGAACAGCTGTCTATTTTGATCAGAGATAAAACTGATCGCGAACGCGAAGTTGCTCCTGAACAAGCAAAGCTGACGATGCTTCTCAGAGATCAAGTCACAACAGAGAGTGAGAAGGCTAAGATTGAGGAAGAGCTCTCTCACCTCAAGGATTCCAAGTGCCCGTACTGTCTCCAAAAGTTTGAAGATGCTGAATCCAAAGTAGAAGACCTCACACAGAAGCTAAGTTCTGTTTCTACTACTATCATTGAAAATGAGAGCTCCAAGATTCTCTTAGAAGAAGCAATCAATTCGTTCAAGAAGAAGCAGACCGAAGACATTGAGACGATAATGTTAGAGATGAGAGCTTTGGAAGATGCGATCAAGAATTTCAAAGATCAACAGGCTGTTGATGTGAAGCAAATCTCAGATGAGTTGATGAAGCTCAATGCTTCTAAGGTGGAGAGCATCCATGCTCCAGCTCTCAAGGAGAAGCAGTCAACTCTCAATGAGCTTTCTTCAGTTCTCACCTACAAGGATCTGAACTCTCTGCTCAAAGCAAAGAATGAGATCGGTACTCTCCAATCCAAGGTAGAATCATTGAACAACGAGTCTAATCCTCACGTAGAAGCTCATGAAGCTCTGCTCAAGGAAGGTGAAGTTGAAGTAGAGATTGAAGTTCTTGATGAGCTCAACAAGGTCCAAGAACACCAGCAATTTCTTCTGAAGCTACTGACTGACAAAAACTCCTTCATCCGTAAGAACATCGTCTCTAAGACGATTCCGTTCTTGAACAAGCGCATAGCTTACTACACTGAGAAGTTGAATCTGCCACACATCGTCATGTTCCAGCCAGACATGTCTTGTGAGATCACGCAGATTGGTCGCGATCTTGATCACGGCAACCTCTCAAAAGGTGAGCAGAAGATGCTGAACTTGTCACTCTGCCTATCGTTTCGTGATGTTTTGACATACCTCCACTCTAAGGTCAACGTTCTGTTTACTGATGAGATCGACGGTGGTTCCATCAGCGGCCCTGATGTTGATGCTCTGATTTCGACTCTGAAAAGTAAGGCTTGGGACGATGACATCGCGATCTTTATTATCTCACACCGCCCAGAGTTTGATGGACGTTGTGACAATAGCTTCGTGATCCGCAAAGAAGGTGGATTCTCGTCTCTGATATTGCAGCCTGATGCGTGAATACTACCAGCTTCTTGGAGTAAATGAGACCTCTTCGAAAGATGAGGTAAAGCATGCTTTCAAGAAGCTAGCGCAGTACTATCACCCTGACAAACCTACAGGTGATACTGAAAAGTTCAAGCAGATCAAGCAAGCATACGACTACATCATCAAAAACTTTGGCAAGTATAAATCAGAGCCTAAGCCACAAACTCAACCTCCAAAAGCAACGCCAGCTCATGATGCTTACTGGTACACTTCCAGAACATGGACTGAAGTTGATATGGGTCAGAAGAAAAAGGCTGACACCCAAGTCCGAGATGTTACGATCTCATTCGGTGACCTTTTTGGAAACAGCCAAGTAGAGATTCCAGGAACTGGCTTTTACATCAAACCGCCCTACGGTGTCACTGAGGGCTCTCAACTTCAGCAAGTCGCAAAGACTCTTGACGGGAGAGAACAATGTACCGTCACCATTAAATATCACATCGAAGATCCTACTGGGTTCTATTCTCAGAGAGTGATCAACGGCGTTAACTGTCTTTACTGCAAAGTACACGTTACCACGGGAATGGTTCTATCTGGGTTTGATTTTTCTTTGAGAAACATCAACCCTAACTTAGACGGTTTCTCGGTAAAGGCTTCAACGAAGAGTTTATTGTGCATCCCTCACGTAGGACTTCCGGGTAACCGACAGTCAAGGGGAAACCTCTACGTTGAGCAGATCATCGAGCTTAAACAACTCGAGGACGAGATCTACCCTGTGCTTCTGGCTCTCCAGAAGAGGGTAAAGGAAATGATGGATGACAAGTCCTACAACCAACACATCAAATGAGCTATCTCCAAAAGAGAAAAGACGTTTGACGGTGTTGAAGAAGTACGGGGTAGAGAACGTAGCACACATCCCAGAGTTTCAAAGAAGAAAGAAGATCTCAAACCTACAGAAGTACGGAGTAGACAACGTTGCTCATGTACCTGAATTTCGAGAGAAGGCAAAGGCAACAAATCTTGCAAAGTACGGTGAAGAGTATCCCGCCCACACAGAGAAGAGCATCACTACTTCTCTGAGAAGATACGGAGTACGACACCCGATGCAGAACTTCAGAGTCTTTCAACGAGTTATGAGTGCTCGATTTAAGATCAAGTCATTTGAAGCCGAGTCTGGAACGATCTTCAAGTACCAAGGCTATGAAGATGTAGTGATCAAGTTCTTACTGAATGAGATGGGAATCTGTGAAGACCGGATCATTACCAGCCGAGCAAGCATCCCAAAGATCTTTTACAATCACCCTGAAACTAAACGAATCTCACGATACTATCCTGACATCTGGATCAAGGGTACCAATCTGATGATTGAGGTAAAGAGCAGGTTTACTCTTCAGTTTAAGCCTGAGGTGATCCGAGAAAAGATAGAAGAATGTCAACGCCGAGGCTTCATCTGCATCGTAGTTGTATGTGACAAGAAGAATGTACTAGACTTCTTCATCTAGCCAAATTGCTTCAAACATTTGATTGCTTCTTCCAGAGAAGTGTAGACTTGAACGTCTTCAGCTGCACTGAGAACGATTTAGCTCAAGTTTACGGTTGCACTACAGGAACTTTCTGCCGAGCTTGTCTAGGATGTCAGTTCGTTGACTCATGTTTGGCACCTAGGAGATGATTGCTACTTTGTTACAGTCGACCATGCGGCCACGATTTCCACCTGGATGACCGGTTGATTGAGGTCCGACGGTGAAGTTTACCTCCAATTCATCGTAATAGGAACCCCAGTATTCACCACCATCTTTCAAGATGATGATCTCGTCGTCGTCCCCGAGATTTGCTATCAGATCAAGAAGATCACGTTTGGTCATATTACCTCCGAATCGTTTACGATGAGATATTATATCACAGTATGCCAAGAAGTAAATAGATGATGGAAAATAATTTTTGGTATTATGAGGGTAAACCTCTACAAGACGAAGACATCCCAGAGAAGGCAATTGCTTTTCTCTACATCATCACTCACGTCGAGACTGGACGTTGGTATATAGGCAGGAAAAACATTTTTCGTAAAGTTACTAAAAATGTCAAGAGAAAGAACGGAACGATCAAGAAGCAAAGATCCCTCGTTCAGTCTGACTGGAAAGACTACTGGTCATCATCTGACTATCTCAAGGAGATGGTTAAAGAATTAGGCGAAGACAAGTTCAAGCGTGAGATCATGATCTTCGTAGAAACAGCTGCAGCTACAATCTATAGTGAAGAATCTCTCCTTTACATGACCGGCAGCATGTTTGACCCACTGTGCATCAACGGTCACATTCGCACGAAGATCATGAGAAAGTGGTTTGACAACAAGGAAACTAAGCTCCACGAGCGTCTCCTAAATTGTTTACATTTTCATGGCTTTATGTTAAAATAATTCTATGATAGAATTTCAATTCGTCTCTCCTAAAGAGTTAGACACGCGGGTTCCTTGGGTATTTCCTACTTTGGGATTTGAATTGTGCAGACGTCCAGAAGCTCCGTACTTTTCTTTGTGTCTCATGACAGGCCGTTACATCACTAGATTTAGAATCTACTGGAATGTGTCAAGTGAAGATGGATTGCATGCAATGTATGAGACGCTAAAGAGAGCAGGAGTCTTCAAAGATGAGTAAACCTTGCATTGGATTGTTTGGAACGTGTGGATCAAGTAAGTGGCGGGACGCATTCGTCAATCGATACAAGATGAGAAGCATCAACTTCTTCAATCCTCTCAAGGATGATTGGAAACCCGAAGACTCTGCAGTTGAAGCAGAGCATCTCGTCAACGATGACGTCATTCTCTTTCCAATCACAGGTGAGACTTTTGGTACAGCCTCTCTTGCCGAAACTGGCTACTCGATCCTCAGTGCAATCCGATCAAACGATCAGCAGCGCTTTGTAGTCATCTACATCGAACAAAAGCTAAATCCTCTGCTCAGTATGGAAAATCCATCTGCCGCAAAAGAATCTCACAATGCGAGAGCGATCGTTCTTGCACACCTGAAGAAGGTCAACAATCCCAACGTCTTCATCGTTGACTCTCTAGAGAAGATGTTTGAAGTAAGCGTCAAGCTCTACAACATCTCAGCAATTCTGAGAGAGATTAGAGAATCTAAATGAATAGTGTATCTCTTTTTATGCTGATTGCAGTATTTGTCGGTTCATGCTTTCTGCACAGGTTCATCGTAGAATCATCTGGAAAACCGACAAAGTTTACTGATCTATTGGCAGTTTTTCTATTTGTTCAATTGGGATTTATCGGCTGGAAAGTATTCTTTGCGTAAGACCGGATTTGTTGGCAGAGAAGTATCTTGGATAGTTCACGTAATTCCTGAAGCAGGTGCCTCGCTTGTTCAATGGCAAAATTATCTGAATGGGCTTCTTACTGAAGATCAAAGAAGACCAGACATTGCGATAGCTGTAAGACGAGCTAGACAACACATGACTACACTTCAAAAAGATTTACCACAGCAAGAAATACTAAACCAAAGGAAATAGAATGAACGCAAAAAAAGCCAAAGCCCTCCGTAAGATCATCCGCAATCTGGAAAAGATGCGTCAAGGGGGAGAACAAGTAATCCCAGAGGTTGCATACAGTGAGAACGTTCGCAACCGTAAGCAAGTCACTGTGAGTGATTTTGATGACAAGGGTGAGATGGTTGAGAAGACGATCCCAATTGCAGCTGGTACAATCACCGTAGAAGCCCGCAGTAAGCGTGGTCTCTACAATCACCTAAAGAAAGAAATAGCTAAGAATCACACCTCAGTAGACGTTCCGGTACCATCTCAAAAGGCAGCAGTTCCTCCACATGTTTTGTCAGTTGGATCTGAGTTTGCTCACACCGCAGAAGATATCAAACAATGAGTGTTATTGAAGGAGATTTTGGTAACAATGGTCGAATTCTTGAAAAGCTCAGGGCATCACGTATGAGTAAAAAAGACTTCCAAAATCTCTCCGAAATTGTTAAACCAGTTTTATCCTCAGTAAAGTCTAAGACTGATGAGGAAGTCAACCGTGAGATCAATGAAGCTTGGCAGGAGTTTTTAAGTTGACACAGCTTATTGGGTGGTCTAATTTCGCTCTGAATCAGAGAGCTCAAGACATTACAGAGTCTCTCAAAGCAGAGTCATACAAGTTAGGCCGTGAAGTGTCAGCCTTTACTCCGCAATCTGAAGCGGGTGGCAACAAGCGTGCAACTCTGCACAATCCTCAAGTCGAACACAAAAAGTTCTTCGATGAGATTCTTAGGGGTGACCGCAAGCAATCTACCATCGTCAACTACGGGATGCTGCTGCGTCACCAGCTACAGATCGAATTTGCTAGTCGATCTGCGTTTTCATCTCCATCCAAGGCCTCAATCATTCGTGACAGCGGACAATACTTCTACCGCGAGTTCTTCACGAAGCTGATCACTCCGATCACTCGAGGCTACAAGATTTCTGAGAAGCACTCAAGGTACTCATCATACTCTTTCTATGCATACACGAAGTGGTTGTACACTTTCATTCAGCAAAGATACTTGAAGAAGCAGCGCGACCAGCTCTATGCCGTGTTGAAGGAGGCTCTGGGTGCTCTCCACGGCTTCTTCTTACGGCTCATCAACATATCCACTACATCATTCTTATCTATAAAGAGCGTGGATTCTCCTCGGGTGAGTCCCCTCGGAGAATCTAGAGAGCGTCTCTCCAACTTTTTGCAAACCCTTTTCAACTTTCGACTCGATCCGGACGATGCAACATGATGATTTACACAGGGAGATCTTCAAAGAAAACTCGAAAACAGATTGCTAAACAGGAAGCAGCCTGGAATGAGCAACAGAAAAAGTACGGAGTGAAGACCGAATCAAAGAAATTTGTCCCGATGTCTGCGATTCAACCTAAAACCCCGATCAGATCGGGCGCAGAAGTCTTCAAGTCAATTCAGTCAATCAAGTCAGTTGCAGTAGACACGTTTCAAAGACAAGCCCAGATGTATACAGGTACCGCAATGATTGGAATCGCAACGATGCACAAGTCAAACTCGGTACCTGTTTTCTCTACAAAAGATGCAAAGGACATCGCAAAGATGCGTCGCGACTAGATAACGGAGTTGGCTAGCCAACTCGACCCCGGATCCGGGGTCATACCCTTTCGGGTTACACGAAGACCGGGATTTGAGCCTTCATCATCTCTCCGGCGTCCTTAAAGCGATCGTTGATAAACGAGATCGCGATCTCTCGCTCTACGTAACTCAAAGCCCAAGCGTCATCTCGTCCAAGAGATCCCCTGAAGTAATACATCAGCTGGTTGATCTGGTGGATCAGTGACTCATTTTGACGAGTGAACGAAGAGATCATTGATGAGATGATCTCTGAGTCCCTAGTAGCGATCACTCGGAGAAAAAATTTATGGGATCCAGTTCTAGATCGTGCAGATAAGCAGTTCCGCAATCTGCACACGTAACTTCTACTTTCAAGTCAAATCCCCAGTCACTCGCAAGACGAGACTTGTTGATAATCTCGACGAACATCTTACGCGGTAAAGATCTCACCCATTCCTCGATCATTGCTCGATCGACTACACCGTCAACTGCATCGATGATCGTCAACAGGTCAGATACCATTGTGTTCTCGATGATTGCTTGATCTACTTGTCCGTCAGATTCAAGCTGCTTCTCGGCTTCCTGTTGCAGGTGTAACATCTCAACTGCGTCTTGAAACCTAACCGGTCTCAACTTAATTGTCTGTTCATTTGACAACTTAAACGTGTAGAGGACATCTGCATGCTCAAGTATCTTATTGTTTGGTTTTAACGTGATGTTCTCAAGACTCGATTTGTACTCGTGGATCTGGCGGTTTGGGCAATTGTGGACCGATCGAAATTCCATTATCGGTCCATATGTCACGATGCGCAAGAAGCAGAAGATCGCATCGACATCCTTTGAGACGAGCTCATCAGGCTTCAGAATATCAGGAATGCACTCTAGGCAGATCTCTCTGAGAGCGCGTCCACTGAACAACATGTCCGGTGAACGTAGCTTCATCTCAGCCAAAGCTGACATCGGTTGAACTTCTACTTCACCATCCCTTACGTGTTCTGCTAGAACACCTTGTTTGTAAAAGATTCCCTTTGAAGGGAGCTGGAAGATTCTACCTGGAAGCTTGGTTTTCTGGAGAAGAGGATTTGTCATGGTTTGAGCCTATCGTTTGGTATCACTTATTTATGGAGCCCTGAGTACCTTTAGTACCGATACTTTTCTTAGAAGGAGTTGGACGATTGAATAGAGCTTCCTTGGTCAGCTTAATTCTCTTTAGAGGGCACTTTACGACTTTCCACAGCGGACAAGCTAACACAATCTCTTTCGTGACGATCACTCCGGCTCCTCTCTCTATTCGATCTCGTTGTATAGAAATCAGCCATCTAATGAAGAACTCCTTGAACGGAATTGGATGATTAGGAAGACTATCAAGGTCAAGAATAAGCCCAGAAGTGGTCATCTGTTTTTCGATAGACGGGAGTAAGATCGCCCAATAAGACTTATACAAGTTGGTGATCCACAATTCTTTAAGGTCGTTGAACATAAATAAGTAGATTGTAAGTTGTGCTAATCTATTTATGAAGCGATAAGTCCAATGGCGGCGAAAGATACTACCAAGCAAACCGAAGACGTATTTGACCGGCTGAGAAGAGCTCAAGAAGCACAAGAGCGAGTCGCATATAAGCTTGCTAAGGCGATGGAGAGCTTGAGTGAAACTGCACTCAAAGATCTTGATAAGAACCTCAGAAAGCTTGCCAAGGATACCGGAGCTCTTAATGACGAGCAACTTACACTGATCAAGTCAACCGATGACTTGATTGATGCTCTTGATCAACAAGAGCAACAGTTTGAGAAGACAATTAAAGCTCTTGACGATCAGATGAAAGATCTGACCAAGACGATCACTAAGCAAGAAGGTCTCGTCGCTCACTACGAAGCTCGCGGTAACAAACAGAAAGCTGAAGAGATTCGTCTTCGTACTGAAGTTCTTAAAGGTGAAGTTACTGCACTTGATGTTCAGAAGAAGGGAATCCAAGGCTTTAAAACTCAAGCCGAAGCACTATTTCAATCTGCCGAAAAGCTGAATGACTTTCAAAAGTATGTAGACCTCAGTACTGGAGCATTGAAGGGATGGGTAGCAAAGACCTTGACTGCTACCAAGTCATGGGAGCTGATGAAAGCTGCTCTCAGTCATGCAATCGATGAGTTAAATGCTGCTACCGCTGTCGGTCTTCAAGACTCATTTTCAACGATAGGATACCAAGCGATCAAGTTAAAGATGTCGTTTGAAGAGTTCTCAGAGATTATCGCAAAAAATCGTGACATCGTTCGTCAGCTTGGAGGAGGGACAGAAGGAATCAAAAGATTTGGTGAAATCTTAGATAAATCTTCAGAGAACTTGGCTTACATGGGAAAAGATGGAGTCAAGGCAACTGCTCGCTTCATTGAATCAATGAAGACGATGGGAGTTAATGTAAAGTCAAATTCCGCAGACTTCAATGAAGCTCTCAAACAAACTCAGGACGAGTTTACAAAATTCAATTACATCTTTGGTGATACGGCTGAGCAATTTGCCGATCTAATGGAAGCTCAGATGAATGGAGCTACCATTCAGGCAAAGCTGACAGGTCTAAATCAAACTCAACTCGCTCAAATTCGTCAAGAAGTTTATCTTCGAACTGAGAATTTGAAGAAAATTGGTATGTCAAACGATCAAATCAAAGAGTTTGGTGATCGAATTGATGCCGCATTTGATCCGAAGAAGAACATCGAGCGTCAAAAGATTCAACAGGCAGAATCTTTTAAGAACCTTCTTACCCAACTTCAAGCAATGCAACCTGAGAACAAAGATTTGGCCAACGCAACAGCTGCGCTAAGAACATACGCTGAGATGGTAGAAGGTGGCGCAACTCCTGATCAAATCGAACAGTACATCTCCGAGAATGCAGCTGCGTTTAAGACATATCAAGCTGCTCTTGACAAGAATACACAAAAACAGGCTGAGCTCTTTAAGTCAGGTAGAAAAGAAGACGCGTTGATGTTCCAGCACGCAGCCAACATCATGCAGGGTGCTGCTGGAGATGTTGCAAACGTTGCTGGCATGGCAGGCGCAGCTGCTGTTAAGGGAGAACGAACAGGAGTTGCTATCGCTGACGAAGCCTTCAAGCAACAAGGCGAATCTGCTATGAAATTGAAAACTGAGCAAGATCTGCTTACAAAAACGGTGATGATGGCCCGCGACGTTCAACAGCAATGGAATGCTATCATGAATACAAGTATCGGCATTGCTGGTGTGGGTGTTGCTGTAGCATTTGCTGCAATTGCTTACAAAGGTCTTAGATTAGAAAAAGCTTTTGATGAACTCATTACCAAAATAAGATCTGGTGCTGCTGGAGTAAGAGGTGGTGGCTCTCCTGATGGAGGTAAAAAAGGTGGTGGATTAAAGAGTAAGCTGATGAGAGGACTAGGTGCCGGAATGATAGGGGGCGCCGCTTCACTTGGTCTTGGGTATGCTAGTGAGAAATTAGTTGCAGGAGGACATGAACAGTTAGGTGGTACTGCTGACATGTTAGGTACTGCCGCGGGTTGGGCAGGTACCGGAGCGATGTTGGGGAGCTTTATACCTGGAGTTGGAACATTAGCTGGAGGTGCAATAGGAGGCCTTGCCGGTGGAGCTTATGGAGCTTATCAAAATTGGGGCAAAATGTTCCCAACAAACACAGCAATCACGGCTCCTACCGCTCCTGCAGCTCCCACCCCAATGTCAGCTGCTTCATCTATTCCTACCAGTCCATCAGCAGTCCCATCTCCAGGAAGCGACTTAGCAATGTCGGAGTTGAGAAAACAGACTCAAATCTTAATGGAGATCGCTCAAAATACAGCAACTGCGTTTAGAGCGGGACCTGATAAGAAGATGTTCAAAGAATCTGCTGCTATCGTTGCTAACAGTGTGGGTTGATCTCTTGGTACACAAAGGTTTTGATGGCTTATAAATAACTTCATGAACCGAGAACAGATCATTGACTTATTTTTGAAGAAGCCAAGACATGCTGGAAAGCTACTGAGCACTAATCAAACAATTGAAAAGTGTAAAGGTAGATCAGTTCCAGAAAAAGCTTTCAACTATTGCTATCCCGGTTCTGCTGAAAAGTTCAAAGGATGTTTGAATTGTCATAAAGAATTCAATAATTTCATCAGTTTTAACCAAGGTTATCGTCAATATTGCTCTCCAAAGTGTGCAATGACAGATCAATCTCTTATAAAGCGACGTGAAGCTAGTTGCATCTCTAAGTATGGGGTTAAGAATCCCTTAGCATCAAAATATGCGCGTCAGCGCTTGCAAGAAGTAAGTTTACAGCGATATGGTACAGTTACTCCAGTTGCTTCGTCGATAGTTCAAGCAACAGTAAAACGAAATTTACTTGAACGATATGGTGTAGATCATGCTTTTAAAGTAGATGCAGTAAAGAAAAAAGCTAGAGAAAGATACATTGAAAAATATGTTGCTGTTAAGTGGCCAAAACGTCTTAAAGTGATTGAAGAAATTTGTAAAGTAGAACTAATAGGAGATCGATCTTATCTTGGAGAAGCCGCTATCTATCGGTGGAAACATTCTTGCGGAACTATTTTTGAGAGTAAAGTATCTTCTGGTTTCATCTTAAGTTGTCCTACCTGTAAAGAATCTTTTGTAAGTCATGGAGAAAAAGAACTTGCCGAATTTCTCATGCAATTTGGGTCTATTCAGACTCAAGTCAGAGATCTAATTCAGCCGTACGAGCTAGATATCTTCATTAAGGCACAAAACCTTGCATTTGAGTATAACGGAGATTATTTTCACTCAACAGAAGTAAAACAGAATAAGAACTACCACCTTAACAAGCTGAACAGATGTGAAACACTTGGAATTAGACTTATTCACGTATTTGAACATCAATGGCAAACCAAACGTTCTATCGTTGAGAGCCGGATAAAATCAATTCTTGGCAAGAATGATCGAATCTATGCTAGACAGTGTACGATAAGAGAAGTAGAAGAAGTTACAGCTTCGGTTTTTTGCGAAGAGAATCACCTTCAAGGTTCTGTAGGGTCAAAACGTCGAGTAGGTTTATTTTTTAAAGAAGAACTAGTTGCTCTTATGACGTTTGGAAAACCCAGGTTCAATGTTAAGTATGACTGGGAGCTTCTAAGATATTGCACTAAGCTTGGCTTAAATGTCGTCGGTGGTCCTAGTAGACTCTTTAAAGCTGCTGGGTATGAAAACATGATTACTTATGCTGACCGGTGTTGGTCAAATGGGTCACTCTATCGTCAGCTTGGATTTGAAGAGCTTTTACCTTCTCCACCGTCTTACTTTTATGTTAGAAATGGACTACGTCTTAGTAGATATCAAACACAAAAGCACAAACTTAAAGTTTTATTAGGAGATCGGTTTGATGAAGAGCTCTCTGAAGTTGACAACATGAAAAATGCTAAATATCATCAAATCTACGATTGTGGAAATCGAGTGTTTCACTATAAACCAAAGGAATAAACTATGTCTGGAATTTTTACCGATTACTGGCGAATCGTTAAACCTGCACCATCAAAATCACAGTATGTAGCTTCGAGTCCTGAAGCAGCGAAACTCTACTCGAATTTTTCATGGTATACGAAGGTTATGAAGGGCGCATCGTCGCGCTTTTCCAAGTATGTGCAATATAAGAACATGGATAGCGATGTCTTCGTTTCACGTGCGCTTGACACTGTCGCAGAAGAGATGACGCAGACGAACGTTCGTACTAACCTCCCATTTGAGATTGAGTACCAGAATGAGAACAACAAGGAAGTTCCAGCTTCAATCACAATGACAGTTCGTGCTGCTCTTCGACACTGGTGTGAAATCCAGAATTTGAACACCAACCTGTACGACATCGCTCGTACAACTGTAAAATTTGGTGATTGCTTTTTCCAAAAGCAATCAGACTTCAAGCGTTGGAAGTATATTGATCCGGGCGACATCATCGGAATCACCATCGATGAGAATGGAGTTCCGGAACACTACCACGTTCGTACCGGTGAAAAGAACCGTCAAGGTGCCTTCGGTGACATCACGATCGTTCCGGCTGAAGGTATCGTACATTTCACCTTGTCATCGTCGATGGGAGAAAATGGTCCCTTCGGAGAATCTCCCCTCTGGGCCTGTGTTAAAGCTTTCCGACATCTGTCTCTGCTTGAAGACTCGGTCATCATCTACCGTATCGTCCGTGCTCCTGAACGTCGAGTGTTCTTCCTTGACGTTGGTAACATGCCTCCGCAACGTGTCAAGG